AAGAAGCTGCTTGCCGAAGCCATGCTGGATAAAGAGGCGCTTCAGGTGGCTCTTGGGCGAAAGTACTGACGACAGACCAGAAGCGGGAAGCCGTGGAAGTCATGTGCGAGGCTAAGGGGCTGTCGCAACGTCGTGCCTGCAGGCTTACAGGTTTATCCCTGTCGACCTGCCGCTATGAGGCTCACCGTCCGGCTGCTGATGCGCATTTATCAGGGCGCATCACTGAGCTGGCACTGGAGCGCAGGCGTTTTGGCTACCGTCGTATTTGGCAGTTGCTGCGCCGTGAAGGGCTTCATGTTAATCATAAGCGCGTGTACCGGCTTTATCACCTCAGTGGCCTGGGCGTAAAACGCAGAAGACGTCGTAAAGGGCTGGCAACAGAACGTCTGCCGCTGCTCCGTCCGGCGGCGCCCAATCTGACCTGGTCGATGGATTTCGTCATGGACGCACTTTCCACCGGTCGCAGGATCAAGTGTCTTACCTGCGTCGATGATTTCACAAAGGAATGCCTGACGGTCACTGTTGCCTTTGGGATTTCAGGCGTTCAGGTCACGCGTATTCTGGACAGCATTGCACTGTTTCGAGGCTATCCGGCGACGATAAGAACTGACCAGGGGCCGGAGTTTACTTGCCGTGCACTGGATCAATGGGCCTTTGAGCATGGTGTTGAGTTGCGCTTAATCCAGCCGGGCAAGCCAACGCAGAACGGATTTATTGAGAGCTTTAACGGACGATTTCGCGATGAATGTTTGAATGAGCACTGGTTCAGCGATATCGTTCATGCCAGGAAAATTATTAATGACTGGCGGCAGGATTATAACGAATGCCGCCCGCACTCCACGCTGAATTATCAGACGCCGGCTGAATTTGCAGCGGGCTGGAGAAAGGGTCATTCAGAGAATGAAGATTCCGACATTACTAACTGAAGGTTGTATCTAACTCTGGAGGCAGGTCACTGGAGACGTTAGCGGAGTCTTTCAGTTGAATGGAAACCAAACCGTTCAGCGGTGTGCCTCAAAATTTAGCTTGTTGTGACGCCAGGTGATTATCTTCTGATTGCTTCAAAGAGCTGCAATTCATCACAACGGTAAGAGCATTCAGGGAATCAGATCCGTCGCTAGCAGCTAAAGAGCGCGCCTTCCTCGCTGTCGTCCAAATGCTCTTACCGTTGTGGCGATGGTGGGTGGATTCGAACCACCGACCAGTTGATTAACAGTCAACCGCTCTACCACTGAGCTACACCATCATTTTCGCGGCGGTACTTGTTCGTGGACAACCAGGCAACCAAGAATTTTCCCGCTACTTGCACTTTACGTTAGTGCCAGACGAGGCTTGTGGCTTGCTCACATAGAGCGAAGATCTGGAATTCTTCACGGCGGCTGATGGCCGCTAGATTCTTCGATCCTATTTGATGTATGGAATCATTAGTGTTGTGAAACCAGGCTCTACATAGACAACAACGGTTTCACCAGAGAGTACTGAACCTAATTTCACAACGGTGAGGCCACTGAACCGATAAAGAATACCCGACATGTCGTATCAGTTATCAAGCCTCTGTTGATTCGCCTATGTGATTGAAAGAACACAGTGGCCTCAACGTTGTGCGCTGGCTAACCATGCCAGCCGGGCTACGTCGCCGCTTTTAACCCAAGCCAAAACGACATAAGTAATGAAAATGACGTAACAGGATGGACGGTCGATAGTTGAAACCGGGATGGTGAATGGAATGAGGAAACCAACCGCCCATCCTGTTACTTCATCGGAGAGGGCATGGGTGGTGCCGTATCATGCCCTCTCCTGCGTTCTGTAATCACACTCGCTCAGTGTGTTCCACTTTGGTGACGAGGCTGGAAACTGACCTCGCTGGTGTTTGGCCTCTTAAGCTACTGCCAGGTACTGATTGTCGTTTGCAGTTATCTTTAAACGTTCAAACAGTCGCGTCTCAACGAAAACAAGCCAATCTTATACATCTAAAATAAGTAAGTAAATACTTATTTTTTGTTTAAACATTCATTTGCTATTTTTTTGATCAGCCCCGGCTTGTCTTCCACTGTGCGGGTGAACGTGGCCGTAAAACGCTTAGCCCGAATCGTGATTTCCTTACCCTCTTTCAGCTCGCCAAAACGCAACTCCAGTAACGAGCCGAGACGCCACAGAGTGTCTTCAATTCGCTTATGGCTGGCGAACTTTATGAGAAGCAACTTAACGATATATTGGCCGATGGTTGCGGCTACAGCGATGCCGGAAGCGATCAAATAAGTTGCCAGGCAGAAATCCAGCGTTGATGTCTCACTCATTTTTTAACTCCTGTTTCGTGAACTACGCGGTAGACTCGGTTTCCGATGCGCAGCGTTTTGGTTTTCAGTTCCTGCTTGACCATGTCATGACAGATGATGAAGCCGAGGGCGGCGCCGATTGCAAAAGACAACACGATGTATGGAATCATGCGTATACCCCCGCCTCGATAAGTTGTTGCAGCAGCTGGCGTCCTTTATTGGTCAGCTGGTAGTTCTCTGTTTTGCCGTTCGGCTCTACGTTTGCCACCAAGTTCATCCCTCCAGTTTGGCGCGAGTTTTTGGTTGCCAGTGCGCGTAGAATCGCGACCATTTGCTGATTTCTCGCAGTGTTTCCCTTTCTCGTTTACTTAACATGATCATCCTTTATCTCCTTTAAGGTGTCAGTCACATCTACGATGCGATAAATACGCCCTCTTCTCTCCATCACTCCCGCTTTCACGTAATCGCTAATGCGGTCAGTCATAATGAGACCGCCAATGACGATGCCAATGAGCAAATACAGCAGCATCCAGCCGAGCATCAGTCTTTATCTCCAATCCGCTCTTCGGTATCGCGCAGACAATTCGGCCATTTCAGACGCGGGTGGCGCAGGCTTCCGTCTGGCGTTTTCTCGTGGCAGTGAACCTCAACGATGCGACCGAGATATTTTCCCTGGTTGTTCCAGATTTCATCCAGATACTTGTGCTTAATGCCGCTGGCGCGTACCTCTACGCCGTTCTCCAGACGAATCACGATTTTGCCGAGCGTATGCGCAAAGCCAGAATCAGGATCGCCTGCTTCAAAGCCAATAATTTCGCCATCTTCGGAATCCTCATCCTTTAACTTCCACCAGCTGCGGGTGCGCTTGAACTCGTAGACGGAATCCGGATCTTTGCCCATTTCGCCTTCTTCGTTCGCATCCAGGCGTTTCATGAAACGCTCGATGAACTCTTCATGGCTGTGGATGATGTAGAAAGGGTGGAGATGGATATCTGGCGCGTAGTCCTCACCGCGGGTATTGCGGAACCACTCCACCAGGCGAGCCAGACGTTCTTTAAGCTTCATGCCCGTCTTCAGGTACTCTTTGGACTTGGCCATCGCGCGCCACTCCGGGAGGAAAAAGTCGAAGACGTGGTAGACCGCGCCAATTGCCTTCACGTTTTTCTTCCGCAGCGCCGACACCGATTCATTGAAGGAGCCAGCTGTGCCCTCGCCATCAAAAAAGATGTGTTTGTGGCCAGAAAGTCTGCCCAGCTCCAGCATGGCTGGTTTCAGGTGATCCAGTGATGTAATCGGATTGCCGGTGCGTGACAGAAAGTTAACCTCTTCCTCATCCACAATGACTTCGCAGATCACACGAAGACCATCGAGTTTAAGGCTCCCAATCATTGGCCATCTGGCTTTGGGGTTTGGCTTGAAAGGGTACTTATCGCCTTTCTCCTTATACGCAGACGCCAGCTGTACCTCGAACTTGGGGATGGGCGTCCTGAAAACCTTGTTGCAGAGGCTAATGCCGAAGCCGGCTTTCGGATCTTTCAGCAGAAAGCGACGAAATACGTCCTGCCCATCCGCGCACATTGAGGCAACCAAAGACTCGACCGCAGTAATGGCGGCGTTGCCGGTTAGTTCACGAGAGGCCAGCTTTTCGAGAAGCTCAACGACCGTCTGATCGCTGGGCACAGACGCTTCAAGCGGTGCGGCCACTTTGTACTTTTTCACCCCGAATCGAATGAACGGGTTGAGCATCAGAGCAACCATGCTTTGCTCGAAGTCATCCATATTGGCCAGCGCCTCTCGTTTGGCGTTGGTTCCCATTGGCTTTATGTCATCCAGCTTGTGCTTTAAAACGATTAGTTTTTCCATTTTTTGTTAACCTCCACTGGTCAATCAGGAGTTCTCATGTGCTTTCTTTTACTGCTGCTTCCACCAGCGCCGCGTACACGTCAGTGACAGGCGCGAGCGAATCGGGGGATGTGGTTTCTGGTTTCTTCTTCACGCGCTGAACCAGATTGCTTATCGTGGTGGCTTCGCGCTTGCGGGAGAGAGAGGTGGCGTTTAGGTTGCGCTCTTCGATTTCTCGGATGAGCGCTGGCATATCGATGTAATAAATCGACTCGCCTTTGCGGATCTCTTCCACCATCATCTTGAGCGCCTGGCATTTCCCGGCTGCGATAGCAGTGGCGCAGGATGTGAAAGAAGTCACGGGCAAGCGGTTCTCTTTGTAGGCAAGGATGGTGTGCTGACAGACGGTGTAGCTGCAATACGCGTCCTGCCCCTGAATTTTTACTTCCGGACAGCGCAGCGAGTAGCCATTGTTTCCGGAGATAGAGGGGATTTTCGTAAAGTCTGTTTTTGAAGCCATATTTCAAACCGTAATCGTGTACTTACTTAACGAGAAAAGTTTAAAAAAGCCCCACGCGGGGGCTAAGAGATTTGTTCAGGCTTACCAGGTTGCCCAGCCGGTCATCTTGTCCTGTGCGGCCTCAAACCGGTACGGAGCCAGTAGCTCGTTTGCGTGGTGAACGGCGTAGGATTTTGCCTCCTGCTTAATCATTGGGAGGTTGTTGGCCAGACGGGAAATCATCGAGGAGAAGTTCGCCATCACACCGTCACAGGCCTGGCCTGCATCTACGACGATACGCACCAGATCCAGATCGCTGCGGCACATGTCGCAAATGGTGCCGTACTCCATCTCCCGGATGCGCGCTATGGCTTTATTGGTTTCGCCGCTGGCCACCAGATCGAGAATACCCGGTGGCGTAATCAGATCGGTGGTACGCACTTCAAGGTCGTCTTGTTCCATAATGCTGACGAGGGCTGCGCACGCCGCGTCATCTTCAACGTCTGCTCTTTTGGCTATAGATTTGATGGTCAGGTTGATGGAATTTTCCAGCTCCTCTTCCGGTCGGCACATAATGGCGTTTGTGAAGATGATGCGGCCGTTATACCAGGCACCCGCTCTCATAACCTTCATGCCCTCCTGATTTTTAGAGGTAAAGGCCACCATCGCAGCACGCTTTTGCCCAACGCCCGGCAGCTCCGGTGACATTCCGAAGCGAACCCATATGTTCATATAGGGCGAGCCTTTTGCCAGCGGTACTGTGTTAACGGTTTCTGCGATGTGCTCCAGAGCGGTGCGAATGGCCTCATCGACGATGGTTTGACGATCTGCATTGTCAATTTCTACAGCTGACTTGCTGATCAGTTCCAGGACAGCTTTTTGGATTTCTTCTTTCATCGGTCTTCCTCAATCACCAATGCGCATATTTTACAAAAAAATAAGTATGTATCTACTTACATTTATCGGCGAGAGTGGAGAATGGCTAAAAGAAGCCCGGCATCTTCACGAGACCGGGCTGGGCGGGTTACATGCGGATGGCTTCTGCCTGGCAGATTTCTCTGTAGTACTGCTTGTATCGTTGCAGCTCGTGCGGCTCTGATGGCGCGATACTCATCATTATTACTTTGTAGTTTACGCCGATGGGGGAATAGTCTTTGGGTCTCATTTCAAGCTCAACAACATATGAGGAAAAGCCAGCGTATGCCCCGAAAGCGTTTTTGGCGTTAACTTCCCCGCAAACATATCCTGTGACTTTGCCATCATCGTGCTCTTTGCGGCCGACAAACTTATCGTTCCTGAATATCACCGACGTGGGGTCTTTCATCGCATAGGTGATTTCCTTTTGACCTAAGCTTATGGCCTTTGAATCACTCGGTTGGCAACCAGAAAGCATAAAGGCCATTGATATAGAAGCGGCAGCAATAAATATCTTTTTGCTCATGTTGTAGTCCAAGAACTCTGTTAACTATTGAGTTATAACAACGCCTGAATCCCCATTACTTTGCTTTTCAGCTCAAGCTGCCGTGTGTACGGTTTGGCGCGGTAATAGGCCTTCAGGATCTGCTCTGGCGTAGCATCGCCAGGGTCTAATCCTTCCTCGCCAAGACAAGCCACTTTGACGTTTAACCCAAGACTGGTAAGTCGTCTGGCTGCCGACATTGTGTTGCGGATCGCTTGTTTTTCGCTATCCCACATCATGATGACGTTGCGCAGTCCACGCGCTTTAAGCGTCAGGAATGCGCCAAGCTGATCTTCAGCATCCTCAGTGGTGTTTCCGGACAAGTGCATCCCGAACGTGCCAATAGGCTCCACGTAATCCCGCAGCGTCTCTTCTTCGAAGATGGCGCGCTTCACGCCCATCACGTCAAACGCCCCTTCACACACCACGACCGTCTGTTTCCCCACAGCGTTATGGCCGTTGTAGAGAAACTTACCGGATGCTGGCAGCTGCATGGGGAAGAGATAGCGACGTTCTGCGGTTCCGGTGACATCGCGCCCCTGAAACGTCTTCATTACGCCATCCAGATCATAAACCGGTAACAGGATACGCATATCAAAAACCTGTCCTTTGACCTGGTCGGTGTATGGGTCGACATAGGCGTGTTTACCCTCAACGCAATAACGCAGATCAAAATACCTGGCCATCTCAGCGGAGACCTGACGTTCGACCAGATAATCAGGGAGACGCCCATCGACAGGAAGCTCATAATGTCGCGGAAGAGCAACCGGCCCCTCCAGCTCTACAGTACTGGCAAGCACAACCTCTTCTTTCTTTGGTGCCCAGCCCTGCGAGATGAGTGCGTTCTGGACGTACTCTTCAAAATCACGGCGAGATTTGCCGCTGTAATGCTTGAGGAAGACCAGCTTGTTGAATTGAATCTCTTCGGGGTGGTCGCCAGCAAAGCATTTTCCAACGCTATGGGTGAGGTTGAAATACACTTTCCAGTTAGAACTACCGCAAACAGGGCACTCTTTGATATTAACTTCTCTTCCTCGTGCGCTGATCCCGCCACGACGATAAACCACACCTTCTGTATCGAGCCATTGTTCAAAATCCAGCTCGGTTAGCAGTTCTTTAAGATCGCTCATTTTTTACAGTATTTTTCAAAGCCATACAAACCAACATGTTGAAAACCCCTACCTTTTGCATACCATTAAATCCCTCTGTTTTCACTCAGGTGGAATCAGCGAAGTTTTGCTCTGTGACTTCTCTGTTGAGAAGGGGCGTGGTTCGAATGCCTCTCCACGCTTTTCCTTTTTGATCCTTAAATCACATCCATAATGCGTTCAATAAAGCGCATTTGCTCCAGGTTCTGCTTAACGCGAATACTCACCCCACCTCTCTGGTTACGTGAGCCAGCGAAAAACAGCCGCGCTTCGCCTTTAGCCTCCTCTTCTTCGGTTTTGTTAATCGTAATGACAAGGTCAGCGATACGAACCTTCTCGATGTTGTCAGCTGCGTGCATCATTGTTGCGACCTCAGAGGCGCCACCCTCCCTGTTCGTCTGGGACGCGGTAATACCGGCCACGTTGTGCTTGTCATAGAGCGCACGCAGATCTGTGTAGATGCTGCGGATATTGGCGCGGTCATCGCGGAGGTCGTAGCTGGCGCGCATCAGGTCGGCATAGTCCACCACCACCATATCGGGGATCATGCCATTGGCCTTCATGCTGCCCAGCATACGATCCAGATCTGCCGGCGACATGCTTCCGGACGGACGCTCGACAATCCACAAACTCCCGATGCCTTTCGTCGCGCCCAGCTCTGCCAGCTTACGATGCACATCGTCGCGGCGTTCAACCAGTCTGGACATTTCGGTCTCTGACAGACGGGCGTCGAAACGGTCAGAGAGGATTGATGTGTGAACCTCCAGTGACAGGTAAAGCACGTTGTAACCCGCCAGCGTGGCGTTAATGGAGAACTCCCCCATTGCCGTTGACTTACCCGACTTGGCGAACCCCATAAACAGAACCATTTCACGCTTCGCCCAGCCTTTCTGATAAAGCAATTTGTCGAGCAGTGGCAGGCCGGTGGTGATGCTGTTTGGCACATAATCATCAGAGGCTTCATACTCGCGCGCTTTGTATCGCTCTCCGGCCGCGGTGAAGTAGTCATAGATGCCGGTAGCCTCGTTCGAGCCAATCTGTTGAACTTTGGCCATGATCGCCATCGCGCCCTGAAAATCGCCCTTCTCCTTCATTTCGGCCGCTTTAATCAGCGCGTCGTCGAAAGCTACGCTTTTTGCGAATGTGGCCACCTGATCGACCATGTAAGCCGTATCAGACAATTTCTCTGCGAGAATCCGTTTGAACGCCTCAACAACGTCCGGAAACAGCTCTTCACGTACCGTCTTGTCGCGTTTAGCGCGCTTGAGCATATCGAGAATGGCCGCTGATGATGGCGCGCTCTTGTACATCCGGTAGTAGTTCGAAACCATGTTGACCAGAATGGCATTGGCCGCGTTGGAGAACTGGCTGGGTGCAACCAGATCGCCAGCACGCGTCAAAAACTCGTGGTCGCGACAGAAATAAGCGGCAAGTCGGTTCTGAAAGTCGTCGTCGAACTCTTCAGACAACCCTCGTCCTGTGTGGCAAAGTTCGGTCATGTGCTTTCCTTTGGTTCTTAAACAAATTGTTTTCTAATACTAAAAAAGCCAAATCGGGGATCAACAGAATCGCCGTGCTGCTTCCAGTTCTTCCGGGAAGTGGGCGAAAATTACGCGCTCAGGGACGATTTCCATGAGCCAGACAGCGGAGAAGATGATGCGGATACGTTTGTCTCGGGTGATGCCATGCAGACGCTCCAGAACCCACTCAAAATAGCGTTCCTGAATGAGGTCATGCTGCATGTCTCCCATATGCTTAAAACTCACCAGAGAGTCGTCCAGACGGGTTTGCGAACGCTTGGCCAACTTCTCTTCAAAAATCTCGATCAGCTCCGGCTGCCACAGGTGCTGTGGGCGTGGCAACTTGTTCCACAGGCGGCGCGCAGCTGCGGAAAGAACCGTAGAGATGAAGTAGTCGTATGAGCAGCAATACTGGTCGGCAAACTGCCGGGCTTTCCAGAGCGACGTTTTGTTGGCCGCCGACAGCTCCTGATACGGCACACGTTTCAGTCCAGTGGTAAACGGCGCGGTCTCAAAGTGCTCACGGCCATGTGAAAGCATGATGTAGGAGTACTGGCGCTTGTATGCTTCAGTGAAGAGGCATGTGGCCATGAGTGGGTGCATGTCCCGGTAATCGAACCATTTAGTTTCGAACAGCTCTGCCTCGTTCTGGCAGCGTGACAGACCGATGTTCTCAGCAACCCACTTGTCCATGACTGCGGTATCCCACTCAGTCATGAAGTCGTACTGCTCATTGTTGATGGTGTTAAAGAATATCTGGCTCATGTGCTTGGCTTGGGTAGGTATATACTTACTTATCAAAGTGAGCGAATCATAGCGACTGGAGGCAGTTTTTGGAAGTGGAAACAGAAGGGTAAGTCTGGGAAGTCTTGGTCGAAAAAGACCTGTTTCCGTATATTTTAAATAAGTACTTTATTATTTATATATACAGAAACAGGTCTTTTGTAATGAGTTGCTGCCAGCCCGCCCAGACCTTACCATATCTTCATGATCAGCTTTCAACATCGTAGGTAATGTCGATATGCGCTTAAGTCGCCTTCCTGGCTATGGTCTTCCTGAACTGGCTTTCTGGCCTCAGCCCCACTATGACAACAACAAATGGTGGATGCACTGCCTCAAGCTCCGCGAAGATGGGTCTTTGCATTGGCATCGAAGATATGTTGAGCGAGACAAGCCCAACGTGATATATGCCGATGATTATGTCGATTACCCGACAGCCAAAGCGGCGGCGATAGAGCTGAACCAAAACGTAACCTTCGATGTTGATTCTCTCGATATCCCCGATTCCCACAAAGAGTCATTACGCTTAAAGATTGAGAAAGCGCTGACCGCAAAATCCCGGCTAATGGATGAAGAGTATCTGATGTATCAGGTTGCGATTCAGAAACACGCCAACTCACCGCGCCCGACTTTGGAAGAGCTGGTGCTCGATGAACACTTCGATTCAGTGGCCCAAGAGTTGCTTGAAGCGTTGAACGAAATGCCGTACCTGCAATGCGTTAACATTCCAACTTACCGCATGATCTTGCTGCGCGACAGCAACAACGTCTGGAAAGAACCCACCGAACCTCAAAGGGTGCAAAAATCTGTTACCAGGAACGCATTGCTCGCGCATTTGGGTTGTCTGGCGCAGATCATTGGGGCAAAACCAAGTCTGCCATTCGCTCAATGCTTCTCCCGCGTGCAAACGAGTTGTTGCAACTGGCCAGCGTCAAACGGATGCTCGATGACGCCAGAGGCAAAGGCCAGAAGGTGCTGATCGCCGGGAGCTACGTGTTCTGGTATGAAGAGAAAAACCAGGTGGGATGGTGCGTAAAAGAAGCTAACGACAGTGAAATCACGTCGCGAGGCAATGCACTCTGGAAAGAAGGTACGATAATCTCCAAAAACCACGGACGGATTGTGGTGCTGCCTTACATCAAGGAAAACGGCGAAAAGGTAAAGGGCTATACCAAGAATGCGCCGAATGATGGAAAGGCGCTTCCCAGACACAAGGATGAGTATATCGAACTCCCCTTCGAGGTTCTGGATGGTGATTTGATGGTGGGGTTATTTGGCGAGCTTCACTACGAGTAACACCGTATCTCTAAAAACTTCTAAGGTGGATGGCCACCTTAGAAGTTAAGTAATCATCAGCCTTTCTTCATCAGCTCGCGCTTGATTTCATCGGTGCGCATCGTTACATCGGCGGCGGTGATCGCCTCGTTCAGCTTCACGATTTCTTCGATTTCCTGCGGCGACTTTTCTGCCAGATGGAAGATGGCAGCGCGGATCACATCAGAACGAGTGAACTTCTCGAAGCGAGGGATGAACTTCATCATCTCCAGCAGTTCGAAATATTCATCTTCCAGCGACATGGTGCGGCTCTTGATCTTTTCTTTCCCACGAGTCGGGCGGCCCTGTGGTCTGACTGGCTGGCGCAACGGGGTGCTGCTTTTGGCCGTGGCTTCCGGCTCTTTGCGCTTTGCAAGGTCTCCCATTTTCATGGACATTATTCTTCCTCCAGGCTCAGGATGTAATCTACGAACTCTTCGAACTCGGCTTCTGCCTTCTTATCGCGCTCCGCGCCGGTCATTTCAAAGATAGAACGACCAGCCTCTTCTGCGTCGTCATAGACGTTGCGGTTGTAGAGGTTCACAGGTGCTGCCTCGATGCCGAACGTCTCGACAATCTCTTTGGCGGCCAGAATACGTGATACCTGTGAAGGCAGAGACGGACACTGGTTGATGACCGCGCGGATCTTCACTTTGTGGTTCACCGTGCGCACATTGTCGACAATCGGGTCGATGTCGCGCAGCGATTTCAAATCACGACGCTTAGGACGCAGAGGGATAATGATGACATCAGCCATCAGCATCGCTTGTCGCTGGATTTCGGAGTCAAAGCCACCAGCATCCACTACAACATAGTCGACGCGCCCCTGAAGCGATTTGAGGTGCTTAACGATGTCATCCTGAACGTAGGCGAAGGGGATAAGGTCAAGGTCTTCATTCTGGCGACGGTCTTCGCACCAGCTGGTCGTGGTGCGCTGAATATCAATGTCAGTGACCTGCGTTTTCTTTTTCTTTTTAACTTTCAGGCATACCGCAATTTGCTGGGCAACGGTGGATTTGCCTGGGCCGCCTTTGGTGCCGCCAACCACAATGATTTTGGTCATTGGAGAGTCCCTTTGCGTGAATTATTGTCGTATGAAACAACTTGTTTTCTTATATGCGATATAGCCTAAATGCCTACGGCTACGGTGTAAAGGTGAAATGATAGGCAAAGAGGGGTTTGCAGAGACTCGCAAAACAGCAGTTGAATGTTTAAGCAATCGAGCTTATAGTGTGTGTACGGAAAGACTCCGTACAAATGATGAGTCGGACCGAATTTAAATTTGATGATGCTATGATTTTTGTGAAGCCCGATCTTATTGACTAAGTGTCGTTACTAATTGCTTATAGAGCTGACATTATTCTTTGATTTGATCCTGAAATTTCTTCTATATCATACTTTTATATCATTTATTTATATCTCATAGAGGCCTTGCCAGACTAGAAGGGAGGCCGGGAGTAAGCACATGTCCGCACTGAAAAAACAGCGCATCGATCTCAGATTAACCGACGACGACAAGAGCATGATCGAAGAAGCTGCGGCAATGACCAACCAGACTATCACACAGTTCATGGTTGCCAGCGCCTCTGAACGTGCTGCGGAAGTGATAGAGCAACATCGTCGCCTGATCCTCAGTGAAGAGTCCTGGAATCTGGTAATGAACGCTCTCAGTAACCCGCCTGCACCGAATGAAAGGCTGAAACGAGCTGCCAAGCGTCTACAAAATATGGAGTAAGACGTGGCCGACTTGACAATAGAGATGTTTTCAGAAGAAGCCGTATACGACTTCTCAGACTTCGACTGTGGCGAAGCATCTCTAAATGAGTTTCTTAAAAATCGCCTGGCACAGCAACACAGCGGGCGTATATTGCGCGGTTATCTGCTTCTGACCAAAGACGCGATACCGAAAGTTAAAGGGTTTTACACGCTGTCCGGGAGCTGTTTCGCAAGACAAACGCTCCCATCCAACACGCAGCAGCGGAAGATACCTTATTCTGATGCCCCCAGCGTTACGCTCGGACGTCTGGCGATAGACAAGAGCATTCAACGGCAAGGCTATGGGGAAGTTTTGGTAGCAAGTGCCATGAAAGTGGTCTACCAGGCATCTCGTGCCGTTGGCATCTACGCTCTGTTTGTGGATGCAAAAAATCCGGCCGCCAGGCAGTTTTACCTGAATCTGGGGTTTACCCCTCTAAAGGGTGAAAACGCCAACTCGCTTTTCTATCCAACGAAGAGCATTGAGACACTGTTTGAAGAGAAACCGTCTGAGGACGAATAAGAAAAGCCCCTCCTGTGAGGGGCTTTTTTTCATTGATCCAGTCTGCTCTGCCACTTACACAACCGCTCACCCAGCATGTTGTGCGTTAAAATCTCTCGCTCTGTTTCTTCCGTCATGAAATCGTTATGACTGACGTAAACCGGATTGGCCACATCACAGAACAGCACGCCAACGGGCTGCGGCTTAATCACGCAGCCATTTGTCATGCAGATCGCGATGAACAGCAGAAGCGCTCTTCCGTCGCAACTCATTGGTAATTTCATTCCCGACGTCCACCGTATTTTGAAGCCGTTCTCTGTCTTTCTGTTTTGCCTTCTCCTCTACTGCTCGTCTGGCCGCGCGCCCACCCATTGTGTATGCGCCAACAAGCACCAGAAGAACGGCAGCCAGAGTAATCAGAGCAATTTTGAGCTTTAAAAACAGGCTGCCGAACATATCAGGCCATCCCCTTCTTGTACTTGCACACCTGCGACCAGACGATGAACCCCGCTACAAGGATGGTGGCAACGCCGAAGATGATGCGCACCGTGTCTCCACTGGTGATGTTGCCCTGCGCTTTATCCATTGCTGCGGAGATCTGCGGTATCACCTCTGCCAGCTGCGCGAGACCGATGCCAGCAGTGACGGTAGCGCCAGCCGTCTCTTTGGTGACAGGAAGGGCTTTGACCGCCTTAACGGCCTTAACCACACCGGCGCGGCGCAGGCCTTCTTCGATGACTTCGGATGCGTACCAGCTGTTCAGGGTTTTTAGTGGACCGCGGCCGTTCTCGTGACGAATGATTGCCTCCACCAGTGGGCGCAGGGTGTCATAGTCATGCAGATCGATAACCATGTCCGGCGTGACACCAACAGCTTTGGCCACCTCATTCACGTAAGCCACGGTGTTGTTTTCATGCGGAGGCGCCCAGCGCTCGATGACTTCGCGGATCGTATCGATGCTTGAGCCATCTTTGGCGCGGCGCTTGTCGTAATAGGTGATGAGCGTTACTGCCAGCGCCCGGATGCCCCACACAGGGTCTTTGAACGTACAGAAACGCGGCTCAGAAGGGTTGTTAACCAAACCCTGCCACGGCGAGCCTCGGTCGAGGTTGCCTGGGTTGTTATTGCGAATACCTCTCGGAGTTTTCATCCTTGCTCTCCTTATTGAAGTCCATTTTTAACGCCATAAGCGGCAAGACCCAGCAGCAGCGCGGTAATCAGGAACGACGTTATCTTTGAGACAATGCCACCAAAGAACCCGCTGGAAAGCGCGTCAAGCCGGTTTAGAAGTTTGTCCAGGTTGGAGTGCTGGATACTATGTTGCGCGGGAGTCATATCACCAAAGTAGGTTTTGAGCTGATCGTTAACCTCCTGGCCAATTTCTTCCCGAAGCTCTTTACCTAATTTGCCAACGACTTCACGCGCAACAATAGCGGCAATGCGTTCAACCTGCTCAGGCGTTACGCCTGCCATCTCGATCGACATTATTTCCTCCATGAATAGTCAAATCGGATGGCAGATTTATATCACAACATAACCGTTTTTAGTAGGTAAGTTGTTACTTACTCTTCATTTTAAGCAGAAGGCGTCCCGGTTTCCCCTTTAAGCGCGGCGATTTCAGCCCTCAATGCTTCAATCTCTGTTTTCATGGACGTCATCTCGGTTTTGACCTCCTTAAATGCCTCCACGTACAGCGCAGACAGAGCGTTGTAGTCGAGGGTTAATGGGTTTTCAACCTCAAAGCAATTCTTATCAAGCGTGCTTCCAGTCTGCCCAACAGACACGGCTTCAGGCAGTACCTTTTGTACATCCTGAGCAATCAAACCAGCATTTCTCACCGTGTTCTGGATTGTGGTGTGCATTGAATAAGTTACGCCTTTAAGCTGGCAAATCTTATCGAGGGCACTCTCTACTGGCTTAATCCAGAATTTAGCCCGCTCGTCAGAGATGTTGGTGAACTTAACAGCGCGAACCTCCCCCGTAGCGCCGTTGACCGACATTTCTGAACCCGTCGCGCCTGTAGAGCTATTGTCTGGTCTGATGCATATTAATTGCCCGTTTGCGATAGGCCTTGAATAAATAACCCCACGATTTTTGTTGTCGCTGTTAATAAAATAAAGATGCGCGTTTGCCGTGGTAGATATAGCTTTAGAGTTTAAGTAACCAGAGCGAGACTCAATTGTTGAGCCATACCATCCCTTGTTACACCCGGCCCATTCATCTGTCATTGTGATACTTGTGCCGTATTTATAGTTGGTCATTACGGTGTCATAGCTTGCCCCAGATCTGCCCACAAGCATGATATTTGAATTATCACTATCACGAATAAGCATGTAAGTGGCCTGATTATCACCCGATGGCCGAAGTGTTAAAACTTCACCGTTATGCTTAAACTCAGCACCATAGCCAGACATAAGGCGACCAGACGGCTCAACCTCACCAGTAGACCGAATGGTAAAGAATCGCGGCCCGCTTGGACTTCGGTTAACGAGTGACACAACCCCGTTGACACTGTCGCACCACAGTTCGGCCTGCGCTCTAACAGTACCATCGCTTCCGACAATATTGGTGTAGATCGCATTACTTCGAACCTCGCCATCCGACACCTTGTTTGTGCCAATGTCGCTACGACCTTTGATCATATTAAATTCAACACTGTCGGAAGAAGAGAGACCGAGATTTGCCCGAGCTTCCCCCACATCCTTAGCGCCTGTGCCACCCTGCGCAATTCCGAGTGGAATCCAGCCGGGGTTAGCGCCACGGTTGTACGCCCCCCATTCTCCGCTGTTGGTCGTTACCAGGTACTTCGTCCCATCCTGGTTTTTTAGACGGGTTTCAAGAGGCGCTTGCTCAATACGATCAACCATCAGGTTGGTGCGAGCACCATTGACATCTGTGGCACCTGTACCGCCGTTACCTATTGCCAGCGGAATCCAGCCTGAGTCCGGCTTGTACACCCCCCAACGCCCAGCGGCTTCAAGTTGCAAGTAAGACCCATCAGATGTTGTTCTAAGTACAGTCCTGGTTTCTGATGCATTTTCAAGTCTGTCTACGCCGAGATTGGACCTTGCTCCAGCTGTATTATTAGCACCAGTTCCTCCCTGCGCCACGCCAAGCGGAATATAGGCGTCAGAACCGTTCAGAGCACCCCATGTACCGTTATCGAACACAAACAGGCGAGAGCCTCCAGATTTTCCAAGCGCGGTCGATGTCGGGCCTTGCGTGACACGCTCAACACCGAGACTTACACGAGCGGCGCCGGGGTTGGTGATGTCGGCCAGGTTCTGATCTTTCTGAAGGAATTTGTCAACTGTTGAGTTAATCTCATTCGAGATTGTCTGTGCCCGATCTGCTTCTCTCTTTGCATTGGTGGCGTATTGCTGGGCTTGCGTGGCACTTCCCGCGGCAGCGTTTGCTTGCTTACCAGCATTAGTTTCAGCTGTCTGCGCAGCCAGTTTTGCACCTTCTGCCGCGTCAGCTTTCTCAGAGACAACCGTTTCCGACGACTTAGCTGCGGCTGCACTAGCGTCAGCCGCATTCGCTTTCTCTGAAGCCAATGAAGCACTCGCAGCTGATTGCCTGGAACTCCCGGCAGCATCTGCCGCACTTGCTGCTGCGCTTTCCGCTGATGTCTTGGCACCGGCAGCAGAGGCGTCAAGGATTTCCTTGTTTTCCTTGTACCACTCAATGTTGGCATTGTGCTCATTGACGATCTGCATAAGCGGCTTAACAGTTACCTCTGTACCGTCTTCTCGCTCTATGGTGACGGCATCAAGAGCGGTCAGCCAACCTCTCATCGATTTTGAATCCGCATAAATGCGGGTCATGAGCGCTGCAAATCGCGCACTGAACTGCGTCAGATCGCCTTCATAAGTGGTGATAATGCGGCACGGGACATCTGTCTGGGTTTCGCCGGAATACGGCTCTACCAGTGTTAAATGGGTGTCGTCCAGAACGTGCTTAATTTCATAGAGCTTGTTGTCTGGGCCGACAACAATCATGCCAGGCAGTACGCCATTCGCGGTGAAGTTCCAGAACGTACCGGTGCCGGTTAGGGTATTACTTCCCTGCGTAAACGTGATAGTACCTTCCCTGTACCACATAGTTTCTCCTTTTTACACGAGCCAGGCTCGCTTACTCACACAAACTTGTAGGTAGTCCATTACCTACAACATCAGTCATACAAAGAGGCGTTGATGTAGTTAACCACCCCACCAAACGCCGTAAAGCTAAACCCTTCCGAAGAGGGCATAATCCCCGTTCCCACGGCTGTAAGATCGAGCTGGTTTCCGGTCGCACACGGCGCAGCAACGAAAAGCTGCACCTCAAGCCCGCCTCTGATGGGCTGCACCCAATACTCGCAGGGCGTCGCTATGGCCGCTGTTGGAAAGCCTGCCTGAAAGGTTTTTACCCCATTGCGGCTCAGCGACGTCTGTAAATTTTGCAACGGCTTGGTTGAAGTGGAATATACCCGCTGCCCGGAAGCATTAAACATATCCAGACCCCAGCCGCCTGACGATGGGGGGATCTCATTGGTAAAAAAGTAAAATGTCCCTGATACGGCTTTGGAGGAGTTGATTTTGAACCACCATGTTCCCCCGGACTGGTAAGGGGTGACAAAAAACAACGTCTGCGTGCTGCATCTGGCATAGCAGAGTATGCGCACATTAGCAGGAATGCCTGTGTTGTAGGCCACTGCTTTGTTGCCTAAAGCCATGTTTCCTACACTGAAGGACTTTTTGTACGCCATGTGCATAAAGGGTGTTTCCGGCGTCGCGAATATCTTGCCGTTGCCGTTAACTATTTTGATGCCATGCGCCATTTAGTTTGCCTCCATGCAAACGAGGAAAGTGCAACTTGACGGCAGAGAGTAAGAGACGGTGCCGCCCGATATGGAGAACGACGGCTGTGACTGTTTCCTCTCAACGGTGTAATTAAGCACCACGACTTTTAAATGAAACAATGAAGTGTCTATGGCATACTTCAACGATCCTCTTCCTGACATGCCGTGTCGGAAATCGAGAACCCAGGTTGGCTGGACAAGGTCGACCCAGCTCGTCCCCTTCTCGCTCCACACTCTTCCACCAAAAGCCAAAATTGCCCCCCTGTATCATCCTTGATAGTCAGGGAACTGTAACATAAAACCACAAAAAAGTAAGTATTCACATACTTACTAAAAAGGGCGTCATATGACGCCCTTTACTTATTATTTAACCGTATCTCTGCACTGATAATCCGTGAACAAATCCTCTTTCTGCCAGCGGCCATGAAAATGCAAAATCAGGTCGCTTTTTGGATGAACCCAGACGTTGCCAACCCGATCAACACGACGCTCGGTAATCTGAACAACACGCTGTTCCGATGGCCATGTTCCGGTGGTGTATTTCGCGACACAGTCGACTTTCTCTACATTGCTTGTCGCACAACCCGTAAGCGAAAGCGCCATCATAAGTTGATAAACAAATTGTTTACTCATACCAATAACCAAACCCATCTACAAAACATTAATGCACTATAATTTAACTATTTAACCTATTGATAAATAGCCTATTTATTGTAAAGGGATGGGGCATTCTTGTGAGCAACTCGAACGCCCCACAGCTCATCAGAGCTGTCCCAGCCTTACCCGCAGCACATTGTTGTCGTCATACACGTCAATACGCTGACCGGTAATCACAAGACGGCCGTAGCCGCCGCTGCTGCCGTTAATCTCCAGAACGCCATTTTTCCCTAACCGCCAGCCGGAACGGCCAGAAACAAAGTTAGTCGACTGGAGATCGCCAACTTTGGCATTGGTAATGGTGCCGTCTTTGATATAGGCGCCATTCATATACGCCACACCGTTTTCGATCACGAAGGGCGTAGTGATCTGGCCATTGACCGAGTTCACCAAACCAAAGCGGTCTGCCTGCACCAGAAACTGAGATAACCCCGTAGTGTCGATGCCCAACGCGATACCGGCAACGTATCGTTGGCCACCGCTGGCCGCGGTTTCCATTTTCAATGTCCAGGCGGTAGAGACCTTCTTGTTGGTATCGGCGATGGCCTGTGCCTGCTGTTGGATCGTCGCCGTATGCCCATCAACTGAGGCTTTCAATGTGTCGATTCGGCTGCCCAATGCACCATCAGCATTCGCTCTCGCATTAGACTCGGAAGTAACTGCCGCACTGATGTCTTTTGTCTGGGCTTGAAGACTGGTGATTTGCCCGGACAACGCAGAATCAGCGTCAGTTCTGGCTTTGGTCTCGGCGGCCACCGCAGCCTGAATATCCTGCGCAGTCTGGGATTTCAGCGTGCTAATTTGCGTGGCCAGCGCACTGTCGGCATCCGTTCGCGCCTTTGTTTCCACGGAAATCGCCACTTTCACATTCTCATCGGTCTGAGCCTTCATCGAGGTAATCTGTCGCGAAAGCGTCTCATCGGCTGTCGCTCTCGCCTCCTGCTCCTCCGTTAGCGCCGCGGCGATATCGTCGTTTAACCGGGCTTCAAGCCTGGTAATTTGCGAAGCGATGGCTTTGTCAGCTTCCACGCGAGAGGTTGTCTCCTCGGTGATGGAAGCCCGAATGTTGTCGCCGATTTCTGCGCGGATCTCTTCCACCTTAGAAGCCATTGCCGATATATCGTCGGCAAACGTCTTTTGCGTGGTTGAGATTTTCGCGTTAGTGACACTCTGCTTGTACTGGTCTTCGTCCTGCCGGAGTGCAAGATCGATATTGGCCTTCGCCAGCGCCTCTAAGCTGGTGGTCACTTCGGTACTGGCCTGCTCGACGCCCGCCACAGTCCTCTTCATCTCTTCGACGGCCGCCACACTGTCATCTACAGAGGATTTCATCGCGTCAATTTGTTTGGCGTTGGCCAGGTCAGCCTCGACTCGCGCCTCGCGCTCTTCGGCTATCAGTGCTGATGCCTTGTCGAGCGCCGCGTTAGCCGCTTCCACAACACCAGCCACTGATTTACCCTGCTCAGAAACGGTATTCTGCAACTCAACCAGCGCCGCGTTGGAGCCTTCAACCTGTTGTAATGCCTGCCCCACCTTGTCCAGCGTGCCAGCGACCTCAGTCTTAAGGCTGTTCTGGGCTTCCTCCAGACGCTGATCTGCCGCCGTCAGCTTTTCGCCCAGGCTGTTGAGGCTCTCTTCCATTTGCTGATAAATGGCGTCCACCGCCTCCTGCGAGACTTTGGCGTCGATCTCTTCCAGCAGCTCCTGCCCCAGCTCTGAAGAAGTGATTTTCCCGGTCAGGAACGAGAGCACGTCTCTGGTCATCGCTTCGGTGCCAAGATTTGAGTTCGGCGGACTCAACATGCCGCGTTTGTTTACCGCGCGCACCCAATAGAACCAGGTTTCGCTGTCCCCCAACCCAGCGTGGGTAAAGGTGGTGCTGGCAGCTTCCGCGACCAGTTTTGCGGTGCTCAGGTCATTAATTCTGGATGCGTAAACATTGATGTGATCGAGGTCAACGGAGTCAGGGTTAACCCAATTCAGGATCACATTGCGATAGTCGCCAACGGCAGTCAGGCCACTAGGTGCAGATGGCGGCGTCATCGTTCCCAGAACCTTGTAAACGGTGCTGATGACTTCAGTCTTTTTGCCGCTGAACGACACCGCGTAAAGCTGAAAGTCGTACTGGCCATTCTCAGCAACATTGGCGATTTCGTACTGCTCTTCGGTGACGCGCGCAGACTGCCAGTTGGACACATGGTTTTCGTCGGAGCGACGCCAGCTGATCCAGTATTCTGGCGACTTGCCCTCCCACGTCGCGATCAACTTCACGGACAGGTTGCCAGGGCTTGAGATGTACGTTCCCTCGGAAATTTGCAGGTTAGAGGGTTTGGAGTACGTGGGATCGAGCACAGTCGTATTCTGCGCAATCAGTGTTGCCCCGTTATCTATCGCTTCATACTTGGTCGGGTTGTTTTCTACTGCGGTAATGTCAAATGACCCGGCAGTTTCGCCTTGTGCGATGCTGATGATGCGCACGCGCATTGGCTCCAGGTCTGGCTCGGTGATCGTCCAGACACCGTTCAGCACAGGCATCTCATTGGGGGCTAGCGCCTTCGTAAAGGTCACTTTCGTGATGTTCTCGCCAGTTTCCAGAATGTCGCGTTCAACGATTTCCGCATCCTGATTCAAGATCCGGATGAAGCTGCCGCTTTTCATGAGCTTGACGGGCGCATCCAGAGTGATGCTGTTCCGGTCGAACGCCATGATACGACCGGAGTTTCGCTTACCGGCACGATACTTATTTTGAATAAGCACGGTCTCGCCGGGCATCAGGAAGGAAGCATCAAGCCCCGCGGTGAAAGTGATCATGTCCGACTCCATACGCGCGGTATAGAGCAGCCAAAGCCCTACACGGTGAGCCTGTCCTCGACTAGTGCATCCGAATGCCACAGACTCGGTCTTACGCTCCCCATAGCGAGCCATCGCTTCCTGATCTTCGACATATTCAACGTTCTGCTTATACCCATCCTCTTTGTTGTTGTAGGTAATCAGCGCAACAGAAGGACGGTCTTTTCGTGCAGAGCCTTTGTAGGTGAACATGCCGTCTTTGACGTTCGCGTTCGTGAACATCATGACCGGATCTGACGGGCTGTCTTGCATGATGTTCACCATACCGCCAGCCCAGAAGACCATGCCCCGGAATGCCCCAGCGATGTCCTGAATCAGACGATAGGCGTCCTGACGACTGGTGATCTGCGTATTGATGGCAAAACGCTTCTCTTTGCCGCCGAAGCCATCGTTAACTTCTTCGTCGCAATAGCGGCCAATCTGGTACAGCTGGCCGAGGTCGATCATGGATTCCGAGACAAACTGACCCAGGCCATAGCGAGTGTTGGTAAGCAGGTCGAAGAGAATCCAGGCTGGGTTCGAGGACGACAGCAGCTTAAAGGTGCCATCCCAGACGCCAACATAGGTATTTGAGGTCTCGTTGTAATTCGCCGGCACACGGATCTTTAACCCTCTGACCAGATACGAACGTGCTGGCATGGTGCCGCCGAACTGTTCAGAGTTAACTTTCAGGCCGCAAAGAACCGAGTTCGGATAGTTCATCGGGGTATCGACAATTTCACCGATGGAGTCGACCCAGGTATCGTTGAAGAGGTACGACGAGGTGCTGTCATCCGTCAGTCTGGTTACACGGATTTTGTACGAACGACCTGGCTTCGGCAGCTTCAGCTCGTAGCTGCGGTAATACACGCCAGACTTTTTAGCAGTCAGCGTGATTTCTGCGCTTTTCTCTCCCTCCGGGATCGCATCTCTGAATGTGTCATCGCCATTCGCGATTTGGAACCTGTACTGAACCGTCGTACCGTTGGTATCGCCAGTTTTTTTGCTGATGCTACGAAGCGACGGGAACTTCATGATGACACGAACCCGGTCGGCATCATCGTTATCGATGGCCACAGTAACAGGGTGCGTTCTCTTCAGCTGGATGTTGACTGATTTCGGCGTTTCGACGAAGTCGAACCCGGCCATTGGAGTCTGGTCTTGCGAGCCGTCGCGGAACTCCCAGGTAATCCCGCTGAAGTTTGAGGAGCCGTCCTCGTTGATAATCGGCAGGTTATCAATGAAGATCGATTTTGCGCCGTCCACAAGCCCGCCGATGACACCTTCTCCGAGCAGATCGAGGATGGATGCCATCGCACGCGAATTAACGGTGTCATTGGCTTCAACTGGTGTGCGGCTGGAGCCACCGCCTTTCTTCTTACCACCCGCCCCGGCAATCAGGAGCGGCAATTTTTTCTTCTTGAACTGATCCATGTTCAAAAATTCCCTTGTGATTAAATTTGGTCGATGGTGATGGAGGAACTCACGACCTGCGAACCAACCAACACTTCTTGTCCGTAAATAAGCTGTACCGGGTTGCCCTGGTTTGTGGTGTTCTGCGGTCCATCGAAATAGAACGATTCGGTGTTATCCGCCTGCCTCACAGAGCTGTTTGCAGCCTGTGGCGAAAGCAGCATGGAAATACCCCCCATCATTAGCGACAGACCACCAGCCACTAACGCCGACGCCGCGCCGCCAGTCACAACGGAAGTGAATGCGCCCACTACAACCATTGCAGCCCCGACAAGCGTCTGAAACCACCCGAAGCCGGAGCCACCGCTACCACGGGGAACGGGGGTAATGCGGATTCTGGAGATGTTGTCCGACTCCCCCATCATCTGGTATTCGGTCTCGTCCATTGACCACTTATGACCCTGCTTATTGGTAATCTGAATGTGGTACTTGTCGTAGGTGTTCATGTTGCGCTTGATCCACGCTTTGAACCCTGGGCGGTTCGCCTCAATCAGATCAATGGCCTGTTTGGTATTGCGTACCTTCAGATGCCAGTGGCGACCAAAGTGCTTTGCCATAGCGCCGCCAAGTTGCACATGCACTAACTCAGACACGTCTCATCTCCCTTGAGTAAGTCTCTGTGACGCAAATGATGCGTCGTGTGTTTTTGGTACATGCCGCCGTAATAGGTACGGCAGCTCAGACGGTCGATCTGGTGATGCAAAATCATGCCGTCACCGATATAGACCGCGCAGTGGTCGGGCATTTTTCCGTACTGGATGAAGAAGATATCGCCTCGCCGCGGCTCCGTGCCGGGGGCAAGGCGAACCAACCCCTCATTGCGGTAGTTCTGGTCGAGAATATCGTCGTCACCGGTATACCAGGATGGGATATGCAGGTGCGCATTGGCGTTCAGCTCAACGTTAAACTCGCGCTTGAGGTAATCGCGGCAAAGCATCCAGCAGTCGAATACACCGAACACATAGGGGCGCCCCAGATAGGGCATTTCAAATCCCTCTGGGGTGATTACGTTCATTTCGCTAAAGTGGTATGGCGCTTCAGCATCCACACTCTTTCGAATCGCGAGGATCAGCCACGGAATTTCTGTTACCTCACACCCGGCGCGATCTGCATCGGACGCTTCCGCAGACTGGTCGACGTGAGAGTGCCAGATGGCAACCACCTCTCCGGCATCCTCGGCCGCGATGATGTCTTCGGCGTGCATGACAAACGTATTCCGCGGGTCTTCCGACACGTTTCTCGCTTCCATGAAGCGATACTTTTCGCCACGGGTACGCACCAGAAAGCCACACGCTTCATTTGGGTAGCGATTGATGGCGCAGAGATAGATTTGCTGCATCACGTCAGAAGACAGCGCAGGGAGCGATTTATGACTCATAGCGCGTCGCCCCGATAAACCCGCCAAAGTGAATAACGCCATTGGCGAAAAAGTTCTTTCTGGCTGTGCAGGCGTCATAGCGCTTGGTGCAGTAATCCGCGGCGGCAAGCGTTGTCTGCCTGTTGTTCTTGTCAAAATAGGGGCCGGTGTAGCCACACTCTGCGCCGCGATATTTCCACGGGCAGGTGTTTTTGATGATCTGCCGGTACGGCAGCTGCACCCCCATCAGGTCGAACACGCTGGACAGCTCGAACTCGACAACCTGGTGTGTCTCCAGCGTCTTCTGTTCGATAAACCACATTTCATCCGGGAAATGCTGGTTCGGATCTGCTGTAGGGTTTCCATCTTCGAAATTGGCGGCATCGAGAAAACGCGCGAGAGTCAGTTTTCGCGTGATTTTGCACCCAACCAGATCGTCATTCGCCTGAACTTCAGCAGAGACCGTGCCGCCAAAGTTCGAAACCTGAATTTTTGGACGCGGCAGCGTTCCCTGACCTGATTTGTCAAAACCAGATGCGACAATTGGCCACGGCTCGTAACTGATCCCCTGCCATATGATTGGCTGGCTCAGTTCATTGGTGCCAGCATGAAAATATCGCTTACCTCCGGACGTCGTGTTGGACATATCCAGCACGAACAGCTCAATGAGCGCAGAGGGCGACAAGCTCTGAATATCTGCTTTAATACCCATGATTTCATCCTTGAAACAACGAGCGCCAACATCCTGTCAGCGCCCTTAATAATAGTAAATAAGTGCTTACCTATCCAGCAAGAGAAACTAAGCCTCGAACACTTGCCGGAAGGTTGCGGTCAACACTTGATAGCCCTCGTAGCGTTTAACAGTATGGCTGTCGCAGACCACCACGATCTTCTTCCCTCGCGGGTTCGTCCAGTAAAAGGACTCAACCGCGCCGCGCTCGGTGAGGAAGTCGTCTACGGCATTGATGATGTCGTAGGAGCGTGTAAAGGTCAGAGACCACTCTTCTTTAATGCGATTAAGCCCCTGCGACTGGCGCTGCTCATAGTCATCGCCGTAGCTCAGGATCGTTACATTGGGCTTAACCGTTTTCTCGGACTCATAATCCGGATACCAGGTAAAAGTTTTCCTTGTCATCTCACATCCTTGTGATGGCCGCCCCGAAGAGCGGCCGGGTTAATCACCCTCGCGCGGTATACTTGTTGAGTGAACCGCCCGAGCGTTTCTCCTGCGCGATGGTGTCGAGCACAATCGCTTTTATCTGCTTGGCTGCGCCAGTCCATGCGCCTTTTTCGTCGCCAGAGCTGCTCTCGGAACCGCCCTCTTTCGTGACGTTGATGCTGATGGATACCGGTGCCATGACTTTGCCTCCGCCCACATCACCAGACAGCGTCACCGGAATGGTCTTGCCGTCCGGAAGCGGGACGTAGGCCTCGTTCATAGAACCTTCCCCGAACAACGCCAGTTGCGGCGAGGTTGCGATACCCCCCGTCTGGTATGCGCGCAACGGGACCGCGCCGTTCTTGCCGAAGATGCCGCCATTTGCGTGCGCTTTCACGTTCGCCGAGGAAGAAGAGCCAGCCCAGGCAGCAACCGCAGTACTCGCCAGAGACATACCGAAGTTCAACCAGCGACTTGAAGAGCTGGAAGAGTTCGCGCCAATCATTGCGAACGTGGCAGCCAGCCCGGAAGCCACCGCAGAAAGGTTGCTCATGCTGAGGATGCTGCTGTTCACCGCCTTAGTCTGGTCTTTGGTCGCGTCGGTGCCGGTAAACAGGGATTTTGTCCAGTCCCAGACACCAGATACAGCCTGGCTTAAGCCATTTGCTGCGTTCTGGGATGCCTGCCCCATTGAGTCGACCCCGGAGGCTGTCTCTTTGGTGGCTTCGCCTACCGTCTTATCGCCGTTTGCCACCGCGCCGCCTGCGGAACCAAGCGAAACCCCCTGATTGGCAATTGCAGAAGCGACACCGTTCATCAGGTTTCCACTCTGGCCATTGCCTGCTGCCGTCGTTCCCATCCCCAACATATTCATAAGAGGCAAGGTAATTTGCGTCTTCACGACCATGTTGGTGATATCCCGGAGGATAGATTCTGCCAGGCTGGAGAAGTCCAGTTTCCCCTTCATGACAAAGTCAGTCAGCGTCTCGGTCAGGTTGCTAAAGAGGTTGCTCCAGCTGTTTTCGATCTGCTCGGCCAGATTCTCAAACTCCAGCGCCATCTTCTGCGTCGCCGTACCGGTCTCTTTAATGAGCGCGGTATTGCCCGCAGCAACAAGCCGTTTGATTTGCTTGTTAAAGAGCGCCACAATTTTCGGATCTGAGGCCTTGTCCCGCAGCTCCATCAGTGCCTTGAGATTGCGGTTGTACGTGTCGTTAAACTCCGCCACCCGCTCTTCACGAGACTGCGTGTAGCCAGCGTTGATGATTGAGCTGGATTCGGGCGCCCAGGTGGAGATCATCTGCTCGACGTTGCGACGGTTAAACATCTCGCGATATTCGGCACTCGCACCAGCCAGATCTGCCAGCCGGGCTTTGGCCTTGTCGATCATCTCCTGAGTAATGAACTCATTCGGAACAGCGTTGGCCAGGTCAGTCAGCGATTTGGTCGTATCGCGAAGAGACTGGTCAAACGAGACCGTAGCCTTTGAGCTTTCACCCATCTGCCCCATCAGCTGATCGGCTCTGTCCAGCGCTTTCTGGTAGCCAGCCGCCAGCCTGCGTTGCGCATTCTCTTCTTTCTTCGCGGCGCGCTGGGATGCGTTGGCAGCACGCTGAGAAGCTTTCTCTGCCGCTGCGGCATCCAGCTCACGCGCTTTGGTCAATGCAGCAATGGCAGCTGTACGCTCTTCATCGCTCATCTTTTCCAGTGAGTTTGCGCTGGAGGCTTTTTGCAGGCTCAACTGCGTCTTGAGCTGTTTAGGCCCAACGATAGGCTTGCCTTCGAAGTCCAGCATCGGCGTACCGTCCGGCATGGTGCGCTGATATCTGGCCGAGTCCATCTGGTTTCGCATGAACTGCGCCAGCGCTTTCTGCGACGCCTTATCGTTTGTTCCCAGACCCAAAACGGTGCCCTGGTTGGACATGACGCCTTTACCGGTTTTCGACGCGCTGTCGCGCTCAAACTCGGCCTGCGTCAGCTCCTGAGCAACAGCTTCCAGATGCTCCTGATAGCCACGAATGCTGCCTTCCAGCTTCTGGATTTGCTCGGTATTCCCCTCCTTCTTCGCTTTCTCAAGCAGATCGCTGTAATGGGCAATCTCCTTTTCCGTCGCCGTCTTACGCTTAGAAAGCGCCTCCACCAGATTTTGCGCTGGCTTCATGTAGGAGTTGTTTACCGTCTCACGGAGCGGCGCGAGCAGTTTGTTTTTCTCGTCATCGGACAGCGATTTGTCGTCAGTGATTTTCTGGATCTTCTCCAGTGCTTCCTGACGCGCTTTCACAAACGAAGCTGAGAAAACCTGGTTGTCGGCGCGGATTTTCTCAATCTGCGTTTCGGCAGCTTCTTTAGCCTGCCGCTTGGCGACCGCCGCATCCCCCATCGAGATGGCTCCGCCCAGACGCTCGCGTTCGGCGAGCAGGTCTTTAAGCTCGGACTCCACCTTCTGCCGATCTACTTTGACGGTGGTGCCAGCCATACCGGGGCCATAAATCACCTTTTCGCCAGAGTTGAGTTCCTGCTGCTTCTGGGAAATCTGACGATCGAGGCGCTCTTTGTACTCAACCATCTGCGCGCGCTTGGCGGCCGTCATCGCTTCCGGGATTTTGCGGATCTCGTCAACGACTTTGGACGTCTCGCTGCGGAGCATGGTCATGTACGTTATCAGCCCAGCGATGGCGACAGTGGCCACGGTAAACGCTGCGCCAATCGGGTTTGCTGCCATGAACGCAGTCAGACCAGCAAACGCCCCCTGAAGCCCCGCTATCGCGCCTCGAATAGAGAAGATCAGCGATGGTATCGGCCCCAGCCCCATCCGCGCAGCGCGATTAAAACGCGTCACTGCGGTCGCACCCATGTTGAACGGCGCCTGTATCGCGGTGGACATCTTCGCAAACGCATTGACCATCTCGCCCGCAGTGCCAACCACACCCATGATGCCAGCGCGCATTATTTTAAACGCCACCATTGCTGCGACCGCTTCGCCCAGGCTGGTGACTAACTCCTGATTTCTTGCCAGCCACTGCGCCAGATCACGTAGCGAGTCAATTGCTGAGTTGAGACCGGAGCCAAGAGAGTTAGCGAACGAAATGCCCTCTGCGCTGTTCATGATGGACGCCAGCTCTTTCATCCCTTTGGAGAGAGAATCGAGATAGCCCGCCTGACCGACGCGATCAGCAAAGAGCGTGAAGGAGGTTTGCAGCTGTGCCAGCGCACCGGTATAGGTTTGCATCATGTCTTTGGCTGCATTCTGGTTTTCAGCACGCAGACCAACGAACATCAACGAAAGCGCCTGTTTCGCCTCGACCGTACCGCTCGCAACCGCTTTGGTCAGCTCGCCCATCGTGATACCGGCAGCATCCGCCATTGCTTGCATCGCGTTTGGCACAGCTTCACCTAATTGCTGGCGCAGCTCTTCCATCGACACGACGCCCTTACCAGACATCTGTTGTACAGCCACTGCCGCGCGCTTAAGCAGCACACTGTCACCACCGAAGCGGGCGACAGAGTCCACCAATGACTTCATAGAGCCATCAGTCGGATCGAGACCAGCGGAACGGAATTTCACGAAAGCATCTGTTAATGCCTCCATCGCGAATGGCGCGTTTTGAGCCATACCCACGATGTACTGCATGTCATCTGCGGCCGCTTGTGCCGGATTGGCTTTGTCTTTGTTCAAGCCGCGCAGCATGACGCGCATACGTTCCATCTGTGCGGAGGCTTCGACGATGGGTTTTTGCCAGCCGAACAGGATATCGGTCACTGTTCTGGCGGCATCACCGACCTCACCCAGAAGGAAAATGTTGCCGCGCAGACCGGAGAACATGCTCCCTTCACTGCTTCTCCCGCCATGACCAGCAAATCCATCGCGTCGACCGTTGCCGCCATGTCCCGAGCCGTCACCATTTCCTACTGTGCGCACGCGTACAGGCTTGCCAATGAGCTGCTGGCGACCAATAACCGCGTCCATCTGATCGCGCACTTTTTTCAGCCCTTCGGCGGCCTGACTGGTCGTCACACCCCAATTGCTGAGTTTTTTGCTCGTGGCTCCCAAACGCGTATTCATGCCGCCAATGGCCGAAGAGGTCTCTTTGACTTCCATGCCAAAGCGGCTGGCGCTCTTGCTCGCAAACGTCGCCCAATCAGAGAACTCGTTTAGCTCTGACTGAACCTTGCGCAGTGAAGTAGTAAGCTTGTTAACGGATGAAGTGGTGGAGTCGACGCGCTCAACGAGGGCTTTCAACCCCGCATTGAGACTGGTGATGTTGCCACGCGCTTTACGCGAAGCATCGGAAACAAGCTCGAAGCCAGCAGCTACGTCCTGTAGTTTGTCTGCCGTGGCATCGAGCCTGGATTCCAGAACGCCGATGATGCGGGAGACCGAACCCAACGAGCGTTCCAGGCTGTTAATTTTCTGAGCTGGCCTGGTGGCCTGCTCACCGAATCTGGTAAGTAACTTACCCGCCCGGTCGATTGACGCTGTAAACTGCTTGTCTTCCAGCGACAGGATAAACTCTACGTTTTGTGACATTCCCTTGTCATCCTCTGCCAAAAATTTGCATCAGCTGCTCTTTGGCGTCAGGGTCTGCCTTGTCCTTGCGCGGATCGTAGACTTTATCGGTTACGACTGGTCTTCCAATCCTGAGTTGCAAACCCTCCATGAACGCCTTAACGCCCTCGCCATCCGCCTGGGCAGCGCGAGCGACTTGCAGGTTGCGGATATCCTCTTCCGCGCGCAGACGGTCGATATTGCGACTGAGCATCCAGAACATCGTCAGAGGGATGCCCAGCAGCTCCATTGGCGACACGGCGTAGTGAGCAACTACACGACTGAAATAGAATCCGAGGTCTATCGAAACGGTCTTTACCCCGGACTCATCGCGGGAAATTACTTTGCCCCTTCACCAGCCGCTTTTTCGTTTTCTTCATCAATCACTTCCATAGCGAAGGTGAAGATTTGCTGAAGCTGCGGGACAGTGAGTTTTTCCAGCACAGCGTCCGGCACCGATGGGATTACCTTGCGAACCAGATCGGCATAAGCAGTCACCTGGTCGACCGGGGACATGTTCTGGAGATCTTTGCCTTCCATCTGTTTGATGGAGACGAAAAGGCCAACAGTCATTTCAACGATGGGGTATTCCTGACCGCCGAACTTGATGCTTTTCTTCGGGGGCAGAATGGCGTCGAGGTCGAGTAATTTAGTCATTGGTTTAAGTCCTTTTAAAAAAGAGGCTCTGCCTGAGCCTCTGCTTACTTAACGCTACGATTATTCGGCTGCATTAACCGTCACGGATTTGGTCGCTTTTTTGCTACCACTGGTGCTGGTGAAGGTAATGTTTGCCGTACCTTCAGCTACACCATGAACCAGACCAGTCTGGTCGACGGTTGCTTTGTCCTGGGCGTCCGATTCCCAGACACCGGATTTATCGCTTGCATCTGCTGGAGTGATTTCAGCCGTCAGCTGAACGTTTTCGCCCGCCTTCACTACCGGAGAATCCGGCGTGATCTTGACGGACTCAACGGGCTTTGGGCCGCTCATTCTCCCCAGCGTGCCGTTGTCATCCGGATAAGCAGTGAACTGAACGGAGAAAACGCGAACATCATCAGACTGGTAGGTCATGGTGAAGTTGCCCGCAGTCGCTGCTTTGGGGATGGTCAGAACGTAGTCGGTGGTATCCTGCGGCGTCAGAACCAGTTCTTTGGCCACGTCGATCAGGTTTACGCCCTGCGCGGAAGTGATGGTCACGGTGTTTGAGTCTTCGCTCAGGGTAGAGCCAGGCATCAAATCAACCATGTTCTTCAGCACGGACTCGGCCAGCGGTGCGGTAATCGTGATATTACGACCCTGCACCAGCTCGGAGATCGTGGTCTGACCCAGCTGGTCAACGGTGACTTTCATGGTTTCGGTTGCGACCTCAACCTGCACGCCACCTTTGGTGTAACCCAGATCCACGCCACCAAACGACACTTTGCACGCGCCGAGTTTGATGTTTTTTACATGGGTATTAGACATTATTGGAAAACTCCTTTTTCCGATAAAACAGCACTCTCACTGTGCCAATAGTAAGTATATATTTACCTATTTATTCAATTCAACAAATAGCCAGCAAATTCAATCGGAATACCGGCTTCAATCAGCGCTCCGTCGTTTTTGGGATAGGTGATCGGCATTGTCATCGGGCGAGCCATGCGGAAATAGACACCACCTGTCTGCGTTTCCTCAACCGGGAACATCGACATGATTTTATTGGCCTTCTCCATCGTCTTTGTGATCGTCGCGCTTCGCACAACGATAGTGAAAGCGTCGAAGTAGAAGTCCTGCAACTCATGATCAATCTTGATGCCGGTATTTGGGTTAATCAGGAGCACGCCGGATTTCACGTTAGATGGCATGTAATGACAAAATATGTCCGTACCCACCGTGCCAACTTTGGCTTTTTGCATCAGGCTCGCAAACGCTTCTATAAACACATTAACCTCTCGTAAAACCAGCTTTCCGCGCTGCCTCAACCACTGTCTGCGAGAATTGTTTCTCGCTGATCTGCGCTGCTCTTTCGAGGAAGTTAGGCCCAACACGGGGCTTAACACCAGCGACAGGCGGGTTAGTGACACTTTTCAATCTGGACAAGTAGCCAAGTCGATATTTGCCCAACTCCATGTATTCGGCGTAATCGCCCACTTCCACGTTAGGGTGCCCTTCACGCGGCTTTGCGCCAGAGACGGATAGCTCCATGCGTAAGCCTGAATATCCCTCCTTAACGACGCGGGCAAATATCGCGCTTTCCAAAGAGCCGGTTTCCAACGGAGCCATTGCCCTTGCCAGGCGCTCAACCAGACGCGCCAGCTTTTCCATATCCCGAATGAGATAGCGTTTAAAGGCTTTCTGGCTGTTATTGAGTCTTTCACCAGCACGCTTAAACTGGTGCGCGTCGTATTTCAGACCCATATGTTAGCTCCAACCTCAAGGTGCCCAGGCCGTCCGCGAAGCCCCCAGCGACGATGAACACTGGATACCTTCAGCTTTTGCCCCTCCATGATCAGCACATCATCAAGCTGAACTGCTGCTTCAAGGGGAATCACCAGAACGGCGTCAAATAACTCCAGATTTGCCTTACCGCGGCTCCCCGAGCTGTCTGCGCGCACTGACGATCTCTCATTGCTTTGTTCGAACTTAACGACACCGACATTCGTCTTCCTGACGAACTGCAACTGCGCCTCCCCGTAGACGTTTTTCGCGCCAAAACGGTAGATGGCGATCTCTGCTTGCCATGAAATATTCATCCACACTCCCTCGTGACAAACGTCGCGCCCGTTACCAGGCGAAGGCGCGATTACTCGTCTTGAGCCTTTCGACCAGAAGTAAAGGGTGCGACGGGCATTACGCACGGCGAACAATCATTCGATTGTTGATGTAACTCACCAGCAGCCGCCAGGTGCTCCGGGCAACATGCACATTGGCCGCTTTACCGGTACGGTACATGTTGGTGGTCTCACCAATGGACTCCGACAGAATGCCGTCCTCGCGAGCTGCCGCCACATCATTGCCGTTTGCGATTTCACAGGCTTCGTTAACCACGGCCAGCATCAGAGCCTCTTTGAAATAGTCCGGAAACTCATCAAAGCGCTCCTGCGTCATTTTCTCCCAATCGACCAGATCATGACGGTAAGCCCCATCTGCGCCCCACGGCAGGTCATAGACGTTGAGCATGTTCTGGGGGCGGTCATAACGGTCAAAATCGATTCGCAGGATTTTGCGAATCGAAAATGGCAGCGTTTTGACGCGTCTGGTGGCTTCGATAAGACGCCTACGCATCAGCCCTTCGCCATCAGCCAGCAGAGTGTCGCCGTTCAGCATATCGATAGCTTGCATCTGGGCGTCTGCGACGGTGGCAAACGACTGAGCAGGGATGGCCAGTTCAAAGCTGTTAAGCAGGACATACATCTTCCGCTCTTCATGGGTCAGTCCCGCAGCTGTGGCTTTGACGATGACGTAGCGGAGATCTCGCTGCTTTTCGACGAGCTGGTTATGCTCGGCCGACACGACAACCGGAATGGACATCTGACCCTCGCTGATTTCCAGCGGCTCATCACTAACGAGAATCGCCCCGGCACTGTCTTTAACGGTAAAAGTGGCCGACTCGATATCCAGCACGTTAAATGCAAAAGAGAGGGAAACGGATTCCCCACTACGGTACGTGTCGAGTTGTGTCATTACTCACCGCCCTGTGCTTTCAGGATGCCTTCGATCATTTCTACGATGCCTTTGGCTTTCAACCCTAACGGCTTACCAATTTGACGCAGGCCTGCGATGCCTTCGCTATCCGCAATGGACTCAAGCTCTTCACGCGTAAAACGTTGAACCGGAGCTGGTTCCTTCTCCTCGACGCCGCGCTTCATGGGCACGATTTCTGGAGCTTCAGGCTCTACGATCTGGTCTGCAACCAGATTGCCACGTAAAGCATAAGCGGCAGAGGGTGAGACGTTCTCGCCATCAATCGTGGTCGCACGCATGGAGGCACAAATACGCTGCTGATCGATAAATGGCAGCTCCGCAACAGACACGCCATTTTCGAAAAGGACGCCGCAAAGCAGACCCGTGTAAGCAAAAAATTGCGGTTCAAGGATGCGAATCTTCGCTGGTTTCATACTCTTGCTCCTACAAAAAAGGTGGGCGTATAGCCCACCCTTAACACATAGGTAAGTTATTACCTACAAAAATTGTTAAATTTTGACGTTGGTCAGCGCCGCGATAGCTTTATCGTGCTTGTTCGCCAGAGAGCAGTACCACTTCACGCGGGTACGAGTTGCATCTTTGTTCTGAACAGTACCGATGTTTTCCACCACGATACCCGCGTTTTCGCCACCGTACAGACCGGTAACACCGTTCTCTTCAGACAGGTGCAGACAGTAGATATTTGCGGAGTCGTCGCCATCGTTCTTCGGAATGAAGTCGTTAACGATGAACGGAACGCCGTTATGGCACAGCATCGGACGGCCGAAGTCTTCCATCATGATTTCAGACGGGCCGATGTTTACGGTGCGCAGCAGCGCGCGGTAAGCACGCAGGTGCTCGGAACGCATCATGATGCAGTCAGCGCCCAGATCTTTCACTGCGTCGACCAGCTCGTCGAACATAGAGAAGGTCATCGCTGCCTTCGCAATGTCAACATTCTGGTCTTTGTGCATCAGCTTCGGAATGCCGTCAAAGGCTTTGCTGTTGGTGGTGGAGTCACCCAGAATCAGGTTGCGGCGGAATGCGCGCGCCAGACCTTTAACCTTCTGACGAACCTGGATTGCCAGCTGGTTGTTGGTGTCAGACATAGTGGTCGCCAGGAATTTGTCGACATCTACGTCGCCTGCCAGGATACGCAGCTTCGCAACGTGCTCGGTGAAGGTTGCCGCACCTTCGGTGATGGTGTCGTTCACATCAATGAAGGTCGCTTCGCTCAGGGTAGCTTCACGGTTGTAAAGATACGCTTTGGAGTCGATCTTCATGAACGGCAGGACAGCGAACAGGTCGTCGCGATCGATAATTGTCTCGATCACACCCTGCTCAAGTTCGTTGTTAGACAGCTTTTCAGCTTCGTCACGGAGTAACGGCATCTTTCATTTCCCTATGATTAAGATGTTACTTGAGTCCAATTTTCCCCAGACCGGAGGTCAACTTATCCATAGTCGACTTGCTCTTCGGCTGGTTTACTTTGTGGGTCGGTTTGCTGTTTGAACCTGCACCCTGCTTGGCTTCGCTGCGCAACAGTGCGTCAGCTTCCGGATCTGCACGCAGAATGCGTTCAATCGCGGATTCGAACGGTAACGGCTTGCCCTCGCCGTCAACCAGAACAGCACGTTCCTTCTGACCTGCCGGCTTGTCATAACCAACAACGCTACCGTCTTCACCCACTTCGAAATGAGAGCCGTAGATAACGCGAGCTTTCGCCGGAGTCATCAGAACTTTTTCACGCAGGAAGGCAGAGCCGCTGAATGAAGCGCCGACCGTCATTTCAACCAGCTGCGCTCGCAGCGCCGCGTTTTCGCTCTCCAGTGCGGAGTAGCGTTCGTCACGCTTCGCGAGTTCAGCCTGGTGAGCTTCGATCATCTGTTTTTTCACAGCGTCGAACTCGCCACGACGTTCCAGTTCAGCCTGCTCCGCCTTACGGCGTTCCTCTTCTGCGGCCTGTTCAGCTTCCAGAAGCTGACGTGCGCGCGCCGGATCAATGTCACCATACTGCGCCAGCTGATCGGCCAGAGAGCGCTCTTTCTCCTTGCGCTTCATGTTCTCTTTCAGCAGGTCAGCGCTGGTCTTCCGGGACTTGCGGAGTTCTGCCAGCAGCTCTTCTTGAGTCATGCCTGCAAACTCGTCGTCACCTTTGGGCTGATCTTTCTGCTCGCCCTGACTGCCTGGGTCTTGCGCACCCTGCTCTTCTTGATCAGCAGGAGCACCGCCACCAGCGCCACCGCGCTCATGCCCTTCAGCTACATCCATCAGCCCGCGTCGGGCCATTAGCATTTGCCACAGATTCATAGAAATTCCTTTTCGTTACTTATCACTCGGTCTCTTGAGTAGATGAGTCCCCATTCCCTCGGGGTTGATCTTGCCCGCTTGCTTGGGCTGCCCCTTGATGATAAGTAAGTGCTGACTTATTTTCAAGGGTGTTTAGATCATTTTTTGGCGGAAAATTCAAGAGGTCTTTATCAAATTCCTTTTTCATCGCCTCGGAAATGTTCGGGAACACCTTCTCGATGAGCATTTCCATCTGGTGACGACGTACAGAATCAGGCGCTTGCAGAAGCGCGAGTTTTTCAGCAACCGCAAATTCGTCTGTCAGACCGCGAATATCAAAGCTTTCCGGGTAAGAGATGAGAGAGTTATCTTCATCCAGACTGATTCCCATCCATTTCGCCACCAACTGCATCATCTGGCGCTCCGCCCTTTCGAGACGTTCCGCTTTTGTCACCAGCAAACTGTTAACACGCTGGAAGTCATACATCTTGGCTGCGCCGGAAGAGTTGTCGATACCCTGGGCGTTGTCCTGTTTGGTGCGCTCACCAGCCACCCCAACGGAATGGTAGATCTCGTTAATCACCGTCTTAATGGTGGTGATGATCATCTGTGCCTGTTTCGGGTCTGGCGACAGGTAGAACGGCTGGTTGCCACTCTCGGAATCGAAGGTAAAGACGCGCTTGGTGCCCATTTCAAGGACTTTGGTATGGTTTTCATCGCCTGGCAGCAGTGATTGCACCGGAATGGCCAGCTGGCTGAACGTCTGATCCTGAATAATGGCATCAAGGTTCGACAGGTAGTTGGCAACAGCACGATCGAGATAGGCGATATCGTCGATGAGAGATGGGCTGAAATAAGGCGATTCGCTTTCACCAATGCAATCAACCGGGAAGACCGGCACCATGCCCAATTTGTGCTCGCCAGAATCCTCCAGCACGACCTTTGACTGGCGACGGCCTGCGCCACCAGATCCCTTTTTGACTTCCTCACGGAAGAGATACCATTCGTTCTGTGTCCACAGGCGGTAACGCTGATACTCCTGACCGGTTGAGGTGAACGGATCGGCATCGTCACGCGCTACTTCCACAATCAGCGCCCACAGCATGTTCCCATCGTCATCCCAGGCGACATCGAGCATCTGCTGCGGAGAAATCCAGTAGGCGTAGGCACGCGCATCCTTGTTTTTCTCGTCAGCAACGGACTCCACATCGCCATTCATGGTGCTGTCAACAACAACCCAGATACGGCCATAAATTGACGACTGGAGATCGATAGCCGCCATGAATGCGTCAATCGAAGCATTCTGGCGTGTGGCTCGCTTCCAGAAATGGCGGATCTGCTCCGGCGCCTCATCGGTGTTGCGATGAATGTCCTCTTTGAACAGATACTTGTTGATGAGGTTGACCACTTCGCGGGTATGATTGAAGCGGTAGGCGCGCTCCAGACGCTCCTTGAACTCCTGATCGCCCTCTTTGAAGTAGCGGAAGATGTTGTCGGTGAACCAGGCACGCCCGCCAGCGTAAGTGCTGGCGAGGAAATCCCAATGTTCTTTTTTCTTCAAGTATTCCGGGTGGCGTCGCTCCACCAGGTCTTTAATTTGCTTGTCAGTCAATTCCATTTGCTAAATTCCATTTATAGGTAGGTACTTACTTACCTTGAGCCACCAAGAATAACACGATTTTTCACCGGATACCTACGATGAACTGGATAACCCAATGCGTCGGCGCTGTGCTCGATACCCCCCGTCTTATCCATATCGCGAGAGCCGGGTTTATAGATAACCTTCTCAAGCGAGTCGATCAGGTGTTTGCACTTCGGGTCGATATACAGTCGGGTTTCACCAGAAGCGCTCATCAGCATACGGTTCACAGCGTTCACACGGTCTGCAATGGGCGGGTGCTTCTTCGGATAATCGACGCGCAGGAAGCCCTTTTCCTTGAAGATGTCCACGTCCGATTCACCGCGCGCGTGCTGGCGGTAGGCGCCAGCCGGGTCAGGGAAGATCGTGACCTGTGACTTCCAGCGCCAGTAACGGCGCTCCAGTTCGTCACACACTTCCACGGTGTTGGATGAAAACAGCACCAGCTCATCGACAGCCCAGAGTTCGCCGTTTGGCTGTGGCTGGAGGATGACCGAGGACATTGGGTCGATGTTAAAGTCCTGCCCCACCCAGATCGGCAGCTTCGGATTGAACTGGAGCGGCTTAACATGCACGTTGCGGTCGAACGGATAGTAGACGCGCCCGGACATGTTCTCGAAGCTGGCCAGGTATTCCTGTGCGAACGATTTAGGGTCCATATCGTTCTTCGCTGCTTCGATTTCCGCGCTCGGTACGAACGGAGAATCAGCCGTAACGAACTGCCAGCTCTTCCACTGCCCCTTGCGTTGCAAATCTTTGTTCTGACCGATAGTCCACAGCTTGTGGAACTCGGAGAAGCCTTTTGGCGTACCGATGATCAGCGCACCGCCACGGGTAGAGGACAGTGTCGGACGCAGTACCTTGTACCAGGTGTCCGGCTTCATATCCTGAAATTCATCGAGCACCACAAAGTGCAGTGCCACACCACGAAGCGTATCGGGCTTATCCGCACCTTTCAGCGCGATTTCAGAGCCGTTCTTCAGCACGATGGTCATCGTGGTGTCGTTTTTCTTACGAACCCATTTACGCGGCAGAACTTCCTGCAGGTCATCCCACAAGATCTGGCGAGCCATCTGGTACGTCGGTGCGACGTACCAGACACGTTGCTTCTTCTCTTTGGCTGCCGCGCGGATGATGGTGGAGATCGACAACCGGGATTTACCCCAGCGTCGACCCGCACACACCACCTTGAAACGATGTGGCGACTGGAAGACAGTCATCTGCCCGGAATGCAGCTGTACGAGACTCAGAGACGACGGGATGGCCATAGTTAGACGCTCCCATCACTTTCATCACCAGACGCGTCAGAATCGCCCTCAGCTTCGCTCAGTGCTTCCTCTTCGAGTGACTCAAGCAGATCGTCATCAATCAGATCCGGCTCATCATCTTCCTTACGCAGCTGCGCCACCTGGGAAGGCGTAAGTTCGCCAAATACCAGGCTCGGGATTTCGTCGTCCTCGTTCTCCACGCGATCCATACCAAGTGCTTTCGAGGATATTTCGAAGCACTTAGCGAGTGTGCCGCTGGCACGCTGGAGACTCTTCAGGTCATCTTCGATGGCTGCCAGTGGCCTGCCGTCCTTCTTAGCTGTGGCCACCTCATGCATCACCATACGACCGAGTGCGAACGCCCAATCGTCGTAACGAGTCCGGCGCTCTTCGATTTTCTCTGCACGCGCCTTCGCACGCAGCTCTGCGTCGGATTTAAGCGACTCGCGCACCATCTTCCCAACGGAGTCCGCGCCTTTCTCTAATCCACGCTTTTTGAAATGTCTGGAGAGCGTTTCACGACGAATGCCGTACTCTTCCTCCAGCTTGGAGAGTGTGTATTCGCCGGAAGTCCACTTCGCTTCGGCTTCTGCCCACTCAGCTGGTGTCAGGCGAGTTTTGCTCTCGTCTTTTTCTACAGTCATAGATCCCTCTAAAACACTCAGAGCGCATCCTTGCGCTCCTAAACAACTTGTTTAATTCAGTGCCTAACCAATTTGTTTTCTGGGTGTTTAAAACCGGGCTGGGGAGTATTCAGAACCTGCTTCCGTATATATTTAATAAGTCACTTAGTATTTATATATACGGAAGCAGGCTCTCAAACTGGCTCCCAGACCGACTTACATCACCAGTAATTTGGCTCTGGCACGACCTAACGTGGTCAGTCCCAGCGTGCGACGGTGGTAGCCGGAATCACCGCGCTGGCGGCACATTCCTTTCTCCACCAGCCCCTTCTTCACCAGTGCGCGGATCGAGAACTGCATACTCTGTTTGGTCGTTTTGTACGGCAGCACTTCCAGTAGCTCGTCCAGATCGAGCAGATGCCCACGCTCATGGCCTAAATTGATGGTTTTGATGATGTCTTTTTGTTTGTCGGTCAACGTCATGGCAAATCCTTATGCCGGTAATGCAATTTCAAGAGGTTTATTCAAAGGCTGTTTGTCGAATGCCAGCAGTGGCAGCGTGTCCGGCAGCTGACAACCAAAGTCCGGGTTTCGGTACACGCCATACAGCGGAGACGTGAAGCTCAGGTTGTGAATGTCCTTGAGCAGCTTCACGATGCTGGCCTCGTCCACCAGGCTGTCGGCAATGTCCTGAATCGTCGTGCCACGATTACGCCCGGCTTTGGCCAGGGAACTGTTCTTGTGGTAGTCAGCGACCAGATCGCGCAGCGCACGACGACGGCGAGACTCACTCATGGCGAACAGCTCTTTGACGATCGCTTCGTTGTCGCCAGGGTCAGAACGGAAATGACGCTGGAAGACGCGCAACGCACTCTCATAGCTCTTCGGACGCTCCGGACGGATGAACTGGAACCCTGCTTTCATGGCGAACGGGTTGTATTTGCTCATCGACGACTGGATCTCGATGATTGGCCGGTCGTGCATCCTGCTAACCAGATTAATCATTCGATAGGAGACGCCGACACCGCGGTACTGAGTGTCAACAACGGAACGGCTGATCACCGCAAAGTTGTTGTTCACGTACCGGCCCCAATACTGGTTGGCCACGGTGGTATTGGTGGTTGGCTTCAGCTTAGGAAACATGCGATGGCGAGGCGCCAGCAGCAGTTTCGGGTAAGCCATAACCACGACGCCCACCAGCCGGTCGTCCAGTTCGCAGCGGTAATACGTTGGCGCGAACGGCTTACCATCCGTCTTGTAGTGCAGCGACTTCAGCGCGTGCCAGTCTTCAACCGTGCCTTTGGTTACGGTCATACGCTCCAGAAAGTCCAGATGACGCGGGAACTCTTCCGGGCGGTAGCGTTTGATGATGATGCCTGTCATGTCGATCACCTACGCTCGATATTGGCATTGATGAAGTCCAGGCGAAGCGATTCCATCGCCCCAACCATGACGTATGGACGCCCACCGTTATGCCAGCAATCCAGCACACTGCCGTCGTTGTTGATCATCAGCAGTGCCAGGCTCTGGCTTTTGCCTTCTCTGGCGTACTGGAGTGCTTCTTCCAGCAGGCGGATGACTTCAACGTTGTTGTTGTCAGCCTCTTTCGATGGCTTCAGCTCTACGATCTTCAAATCAGGCATATTCCACCTTCACGCGTTCTTTGTAGTGCTTGGTGATCTGCATATCCGGGCGCAGCGCGTTCTTCAGGTCTTCGTGGGTCGTCGCCACCATTACCGTCGCGCCAACCTTTCGGGCGGCACGCTGGAGGTTCGACGCCACAACCTGGGCGGTTACGCGGTCGAGAACAGCGCCAAATTCGTCGGCTGCCCAGACTTTGGCGCCTGACTCGATCAGCTTGGCGATCTTGAGACGGTATTTCTGACCGTCAGACATCTCGGATGGCTTACGCACAAAGAGATAGGCGTCATTCAATCCCGCCATAGACAGCAGCCCCAGCGCTTCGCTGGTGGTTTTGCCCAGCTGGTCAATGACGTTAACCTCATTGTCGAAGGTAAAGTCATCGATGGAGGCTACAGAAAGCCCTTCATCCTTCATCTGGCGTTGCAGCTCGCGCAGCACAACGGATTTACCGGAACCGGATTGGCCGGTGATGTACACCACATCGCCCTGCTTCACTTCCAGCTCCAGATTGTCGTAAAGCGTCCACTCTTTTTCGTCCAGGCCAAGACCGAACGATTCGGCAATCTCCAGCGTGCGCGTGGTTTTGTTCACGCGGGTCTGAAACGATACGTTGATGGTGTATTTGCTCATGCAGCCAGCTCCCCAGAAGAAACTTTCTCCGCATACGCCACGAAAGCGTCTACCCCGCTCTCTCCCGTGATTTCTTCCATGTGGGCAAGCAAATCCCCAACCACAATGGCAGAGCCAGCAGGGAGCGTTTTAAAGCCCAATACGTCGATGACGCGGACTTCTTCAGCGGCCACTTCGCGACTGATCTCGGTGTGCTCTTCTTTCTGGCGTTCCGTCTCTTCGCCCAGATTGAGCACCAGAGAGCCGGTTTCCATCTCTTCGGTCATGCTGCCGACAAGCACGTTCAGCTCGCGCTCTTCAAAACCGAAGACCTCGACGTCGCCCAGCACCAGGGATTCCAGTTCCTGCTGCAATTTGATGGCGTCGTAGTCAATACTGGCCAGGCGGTTGTCTTCCAGACGCTTCGCCTTCACTTCTTCTTCGCTCAGATCGTCGCGAACGATGACCGGCACACGCTCCAGACCAGCCAGAAGTGCCGCCTCGCGACGACCGTGGCCAGTAATGATGACGTCGTGCTTGTCGACCGTGATCGGCTGGTCAAAACCGCGCTTTTTGATGGCGGCCGCCAGATCGCGGATCTGCTGTTCGTCATGTTTTTTGGCGTTCATCTCATACGGGATGAGTTCTGCCGGGTTTCGATAGACGATTTCAAAGTTTTTGGTCATTACATACGCTCCTTGTAGTAGTCGACCAGCCACACCAGGGCTTCCCCGGCGTTCTCCATTTCGTTACCGGTATTGATTCCCTGCTCTTTGATGATGGTTTTGATGGTGTCGGCGACGCGATCTGACGCATCAAACGTCACCTTGAAGCGCATCGTCTGGTGTTCAGCGCCGACTCGCTCGGTTTTCTCGCGTTTGTCCTCATCGACCGGCTCGTCATCGCCACGGGAGAGCGCTTCCAGCGCTTCAAGATCGATAACGGACGCTTTGGCGAGTGTTGCCGCCATTTCGTCGTCATACGGGGCGATATCGGACAACCGGTAGTCGATTTCAGACTGGATTTCTTCGATTAAGCGCTGCAAAGCGACCTGATCGTCTTCGCCGTAGCGCTCGTTATCGACGAGGGACATCTGTTTGGCCACCAGGTCGTTAATTTTGCCCACGGAGATGACGGGAACCGTTGAAATGCCCTGTTCCATCGCTGCCCGCCAGCGGTGTTCGCCGCCGAGGATCTCAAAAAAGCCGCCGTCCAGCTCCCGCGCGAGAATTGGCTTAAAAAAGCCCAATTTCTCGATAGAGCCTTTCAGTTTTTCGAAGTTTTGCGCCCCAACAGAGTTGGTATTCCAGGGATTCGGACGCAGGTTGGCGACTTCCACCTGCATAATGGTAATTTTCACATCCATATTTCTGATACAATCCATTGCATAAGTAATTACTTACTATAATAGCCAATTAACATACAAAAGGCACGAAGGAAAGAGCTTTATGACAGTTCGGATTGTATCGAATGCGGTCAATGCGCTTATTTCTGGCGCTGATGACAATGTAAAACGACTTGTTCAGGAGATGTTGAGCTACGAAGTGGAGGCAGGTGACTGGAAAGGCACCAGTACGATGTTCAACTGGAGCAAAAATGCGTTCCCAGCAGGATTCGCAAAGCCAGTGGCTGCAAACCTGAACAAAGCGGGCATTAAATGCGTGCATGTACGCAAGGATAAAGTGCCGGCGCTTGGCAAACCCAATCCGGTAGTTAACCCATTTCCGTACAACCCGGACTACGCATATCAGGATCAGACAGTGGAAACGCTGGTGCGCGAAGGGATGATGATTGCGCAGATTGCCACTGGCGGCGGGAAATCCAACGTCGCGTGCAAGGCAGCTGCCCGAATTGGTCGGATGACGCTGTTTTTAACCACACGTTCCGTCCTGATGTTCCAGATGGCGGAGAATTTCCAGAAATCCATCGACTACCGCGCTGAAAATGGAGAGCCGTGGCTGAAAGGTCAGAAGGTGGGCGTTATCGGTTCGGGTGAATTTCAGGTCTCGCGCCACATCAACGTGGCAACCGTGCAGACACTGGCCAGTTTTCTCGAAGAGCCGCCGCGGGACGCAACGCCTGAGAAGAAGAACCACCATCTCAAGCGCCGGGAGCTGGTAAAACGATTCCTTTCCAGTGTCTCGCTACTCATTCTGGAAGAGGCGCATGAATCGTCCGGCTCGAACTTCTACGATATCGCCCGCCTCTGCGTAAACGCCGACTATCGTCTTGCGCTGACAGCCACGCCTTTCATGAAAGACTCGACCGAAGCCAACATGCGCCTGATGGCCGTTGCGGGCAGAATAGAGATCAAAGTCACGGAGAAATATCTCATTGATCGAGGCATCCTTGCGAAACCTTACTTCCTGTATCATAAAATCGCTTACACTCCGGACAATGTCCGTATCCGGTCGGAGCTTGCATCCAAACATCTGAACTTCCGGGTCGGCATGGGTACGTCGTACCAGAAAGCCTATCAGCTGGGCATCGTTTACAATTTGGCACGCAATGAAGCAATAGTACGTGAGGCTCTCATGTATAAACGTCACGGGCTGAATTGCATGACGCTGGTGCGTCTGAAACGGCATGGGCAGATCCTGATGGAGATGATGAAAGAGAGCGGTCTGCAAGTCGATTTCATCTATGGTGAGTCCAACCAGGCTACCAGACAGACTAAGTTAAACAGTCTGGCCACGGGCAAGATAGATGTCCTCATCGGCTCAACCATACTGGACGTCGGCGTAGACGTTCCGAGCGTGGGTGCTGTCATTTTGGCTGGAGGCGGCAAGGCCGAAGTCGAAATGCGTCAGCGGGTTGGGCGTGGTCTTCGAGCCAAGAAAAATAAGGCAAATGTGTGTTTCATTACCGACTTCATTGATATAAGTAATAAATATCTTATGTCACACTCCTATGAGCGGAAGAACATAATAGACACAACGCCCGGATTCGCTGAGGGGGTGTTGCCGGTAGGTGGCAATTTTGATTTTACTGTTTTGAATAGAGATTAAGCATGGGTGACAAACGCGCTATACACTGTCAGGTTCAACTGACCGAGAAGGCGAACGACAAACTGGAGTCTTTTCAGGGACGTCTGCGAGATCGCAACATAAGGCTGTCAAAGGCCGACATCATTAATCTGGTGTTGAGCAACATGACGATGGCCGATTTCGACAAGAGCGCAACGGCGCTTGAAGCGTCAGCAAAAGCGCGCGAAAAAGTCATGAAGATTTATGAAAACTCGGGCATGACCAAAGAGGATTTGGAAGATATCCTTAAACGGTTACCGTAAAGTTTCTCTTTTTCCCCTTCTTTCAAAGTTCATCATGTGCTCGTCCAATGAAAAAGGAGCACATGATGAGCTATATTAAAGAACTTCCGTTTGTAGATGTTTACGATGCTAAAAAAAATAACGCTTTTTTCTGGCGTGTGGACAATCCTTTAGACTACAAATGCGGAGTCAAAAGCGCAAATGCGTTCGCAGAATTTCTTGCAAAATATCCGTTCATGAATAACAGCAACGTCCTGTATAGGGTGGCGTGTGATATGGCGGATTCAGGTCTTATCAAATCAGAATCGGCAAGAGGATTTTTTAATACCTTAGACACTTTGTTGACACCAAAAAACTCAAAAATATTTAGCGAAGCCCCGAAAAGCAAAAGCAGACAAATTCTTGGTGTTCCCGATATCGCTCAAAAATTAGATATCTCTAGCATGAAGCTGTTGAATTTTCTTGCGCTTATGGGGTGGGTGGACAACTCATCTGTTTTACCAACTGATCAGGCGCTTGCTGAAGGTGTGTTGCGCAAAAACAGCAAATTACCATTTGGTTTTGCAATTACTAAGAAGGGAGAAAGCTTGATCGCCGGAAAATATAAGGCATTGAGTAAATAACAATCAACATACCGGCTCATGCGAGAGCCGGTATGTGATGAAGACCACATTTTTAATTTCTGTCGCCTCCGGCTTAAAAAATATTTTGATTAGCCATAATTTCTGAGTAGCCTTCTCGCAATAAGAAAATGGTTGAGGTAGGAAATGGCTCTTTCAAACATAGAACTTATAACCGTCTTGAATAATGCAATTAACAAACCAAATGATTTGTTATTTAACAATGGCATTAGAATACAACGAGCAAAAGAGCTTGCTCTCAAAGAACATGCAAGAGGGTTCTATTTCGGCGACGAACAGATAGGCTCAATTGTGAGTCCTAATATCGATCCATTCCATGTTTACATAATTTCACCTGAAAATTGTTCAAGACATGATGATTACTCTTTGGTGATCTTTCCTTTCCAAGTTACAAAATTGATACCTCTCATTGACAAGATAGAGGGCATATCTCTTGGGCACATTCAGTTAAGCTCCAACTTTAACGCTTTTAAAATCCCTACCAAATCCAAAAGAACTCCGAAAAATGGTGTTGGTTATTCTGTGAAAGTTGATAAAGAAGAATGCCTGTGGAAGCTCATTATTGAATTAAAAGACCGGCTTCTTTTGCCTACGGGATCCGAAGGTAAACTATCGAGTGTGCATTACCAGTCGGGCTTGCCAAACTCAGGACGTCAAAACAACACAAAGCAGTCAGTTTTAGAATATTTTTCTCTTGTATAATATCTGATATCCTAGTCCCCTAAACATACAAAAGGATCATGCATATGAATAAGATTAAGATTTCACTATTATTAGCTTTGCCTATTTTTTATTCTACAGCAGCGTTCGCAGCAAAACCTCTAACGTCAGAGCAGCAAGATTATATAAAGAAAACTCTTGAGCCGAATCTGCTTGATCCAGATTCAACAAAATACCAATTTCCCGCTTACATCGACAGCGAACCTACCTACTGCTTCAAACTAAATGCCGTTAATGCTTATGGAGCCTATACAGGCTATCGCTGGGTCCAGATCCCCTACAAGAGTATCGTCAAGATGGAAAAAAATGTCCCGGTAGACCTTAATGTTTTGCCCAAAGAGGTCTTCGAAGAGAGCTGTAAAGAAATAGGTTACAATTAACCAAAAGCGGTGGTTTACTCGTTTTGCTCATTCAATCACACATTATGCCCAACGAAATTACTGATATTACCTACGGCATCCCTGCTGAGGTCTGGCCCAGAGACTATTCTCATGTGGAGCATACCTTGATGTTCTGGAGAGCACGTTCTGTGCCTGTGAAGGTCACGATGGAAGATGGACAAGTGTTCAACATGTACGTACAGGGGACACTACAATCACGCAACAAACTCGATCTTTCTCCCGTTCCAGGAAGCAAAGAGCGTCGAGTTCGCCTTCCGCTTCAGAGGGTTAGCACCATTGAAACTATTATACCTCCAGAAGTAGATGGGGGGATTGTGGACAGGCTTACCGTACATCCGGACTATGTGAACAATCAGCCGTCTCGCCGCGACTTCTTCAAAATTTGTCGCAAGGCGCACAATGAACAAAAATCTATAAGGGTCTACATGGTGGACGGCCGTGAAATAGAAGGCGTGTCGTTGGGCGTTGATGCTTGTCAGGTCACAATGAAGACAGGCGAGCGCGGGCGAACGATTGTTCTCTTCGATTGGGTAGAGCGCATTATCCCGTTTTAAATCTATAAGGGTAATAACCGGCTAAGTCCGGTTATTATTTTATGGGTCATTCCCCTTTATATTTATTTCCCGTATCCCGATTAAATATATAAGGGTGAAACCCCGAACAGGGAATTTATTTAGGGAACACCTTCGACCAAATGCGATTTATTTCTAAGACTTTGATTTTTATTGAAGAAAATTTTTTTATATTTTTTTGAAAAAGTACTTGCATTAAAAAACCGAATATCGATAATTACACCCATCGAAAGCAAACACGCTAACGATAGAACGAAATTATTTTCAATTTTAAGTAAGGATTAAAATCATGTCTAACGTATCTATCTCTAAAAAAGCTATCATCGACGCTGCTGTAGTTATCGCTAACGAATTACAGATTAACGCTGATAACGCTACTCAGACTTATAACAATCATTATCAGAATGGCACCCACACTAAAGCAGATAAAGCTAACATGCTGGCTGCTACTACTAAGCTTGCATACTTCACCAATAACGTGCTGAACGCTGTAAACGATGAGAAATTAGCTGGCGTCTTCTACTACGCTATTAAAGCAAGCAAACAAGCGCCAGAAGTCTTTTTCCGCGAAGCAATGGCTAACAGCTATTCATTGGAAAAACTTGTCTACCTGGTGAAGTCTATCAAGTCTGGCAAATGCGTTTACAGTGTTGCAGATATGTCTGGCTCTCGCGTGTTTGCTCTTATTGAAATGATTAATGATGAGATCGACACGTTCACAAATGGTGCTGTATACGATTTGATGAACGAAGCGAAAAAACTTAACGAGCTGAAACCGGACGCTGGCTATACGCAAGCCAACCAGCTTATCAACCTGTGTGAACGTCTCGGACTGGTTGAGAAGATTAAAGGAATGGGCGCAGCGAAAAACGGATCACAGCAATATCGCTTTATCAAAAATGATTTCTACAACTACCTCGCTGAAGCATTCAAAGCATAACTAACGAAGGAGCGCCCACTATGGGCGCTTTTTTGTTTCTGCTTATCATATCAAGCGCGCCATAATGGCGCATTTTTTATTGTCTTTTCTCCACCAGCTATCACGAAAATAAACCCATTAAAAAGCGCCACTGTGACGCGTTTTATTCCTTCCCAATACATACCCATTACCCACAATAACGAGCGCTCACAGTGCGAGGTGTTGCGTTTTAGCGCATGGCAGATCTGATGTGGTTGTGGATGTGATTATCTGGTGATGGGTGCTGCTGGTGTCTGCTGGTGGCGATGCGCTTTCTTTCGGGGCGTGTCGGCAATACTGGCATGACGTGCTGGCGCTGGCATATGATTATCACGTTGGCGCGACGTCTGCGCGCTGGCGGTGGCTTACCCACTGATGCACATAATCACGTAGCGAAAGCTGTCTGTATGGCTCAGGGGTTAAAGCGCCCACCAGCTTCCGCTGATTCTTTCCGCGTGATGGCTGATACGATTCTGGGCATCTCCCGCTCTGTTTCTACCTGAAGGCGACCCCAGCCGTTTCCCGAAAATTCCCTGGCCGTTTCCCTTCGGTTGTCCTGATGGACTTCTGGCCGTTTCTGAAAATCTTCCCTGCGGGAGCTGGTGGACGGAAAGAAAGGGGCATTTCCAGCCCCCTCCCCTCTTACTTGCCAGCCAGTATGTGAATCCGATTGCTGGCGAATACATTCAGCATAAAGTTAGCGCAAAACAGTTTCCATGAGTCAACGCCAGCGGCATACGTGATGTTTTTGTATTTAATTGCATTGTTGGCGATCCGCATACCCTGCGCTATTGCTTCATCATCGCTAAAATCGAACGACGATTGAGTCTTAATCCAGATAGCGATCTGCGAGGCAAACTCAGTCAGCTTGGACTGACAGAATCTCCCGGAGCGCACCGGGAAGACAAATGTTCCAAACCCAGAATTTACCACATACGCTTTCTCAAATACCCGCGTGAATCGACGGTTGCAAATGATGTCTTTGGCGATCTGCTGCTTCTCTTTCCCGGACAGCTGGATGGTCTCTTCTTCGCGCCAGGCGCCCAGGATGTTCTTTTCAATGTCGGAGTATGTGACAGAGATGGTGCCATGCGCGGGAGTGTTTACAGTGGCGATATAGTTCATTGTGATAATCCTTTAAACAACTTGTTTTCTCGTTGGTTTAATTATCGCAGTGGGTGTGAGGCGTCCAAGCGTTCTGTTTCGGCAGCTGGTGGCCGTCGGGAAGTCGGTGGGTGGTTCGGTAGCCTGGCGGTAAGAGGTGGGTGTTTTTAGCCTGCGGGAAACAGGATGGTCATTTAAGGCCACCAGCATGGGTGGCCTCGTTTTCTTAGTGGAGCAGACCGACGTCGATGGTATCGCCGGAGCCATCCACGCGGATCATCAGCATGGCGAAAGCATTTAATGGGTATCCTGCGTGCCAGTCCGGGAAGCGGTCATCGCGCATGAAGTCGGCAATGTCATAAACGCTGTCCTCAAAGCGGAAGAAGCGGGCATCACATTGTTCGTCCTGTTCAATGTGATCCATTTCCTGCTGCTCTTCCGGCGACAGGTCGAGCCAGGATTCCAGCCATACGTTTTCAGCTTTCGGGGAGATGGTGAAATCAGTCATATTTACCACCAGGCGCAAAATGTCAGTCTGTTATTGTAGAAGTCGTGATTTTTAATCAGCTCATCCACAAGCTCTTTCAGCTCTTCCACGTCATTCCAGTACCCTTCATCGTACTCCTGACTACCGAAGAAAAACCCTTCCTGGGTAGGCAGATACTCTTCACAATTGCTTTCGTTTAGACGAATCAAATCAGCCTTGAGAGCACAAATATCATTCATCGTAACTTCTAAAAGTTCACAATTTATAACTTCACCTACGTTACGGTTCATCCACCCAACGAGAGCATTGAACTTACGGAAGTAGCCAACTTGCTTTCTGGATGCCTCGTTATTCAGATCGTTTTTTGGCTGCGTCTCAATATAGATATCAAGTCCCATGAACATTTCCTCTACTTCGTTAATAACTTGTTTTCTTATTGGTGTTATTATCGCAACTCAGAAAAGGTATAAAACAACTTGTTTACGGGTTGGGGAAAAATGGCGCGGGTTACGCGCCATTGGCTGGTTTACTGGACGTTGTAGACGGACTCAGGCAGATACTCTTCCAGAGAGCCGCCAGACACAATGGTTATGCCGTATGAACCAACCCAGGTATTGTTGGCGCCCAGGTTGCCCTCGATCATATCCTGAACCTGTGCCATCAGGTTTTCGAAAATGGTCTTCGGGTCTGTTCGATAATAGGCTTCAATGGCGGCCAGCAGAGTGTCCGAACCATTTTTCACTGATTGCTCGCCGACGGCATAAACCTTCGAGCGATCACGCTTAAGAGTTGTTCGGGCCAGTTGAGTGGTCACATGCGGAACAGCCGAGGCATCACGGAACTGAACGGTCAGCTGGGCCAGTTTATTGCCTTCTTCGTCAGTGCTGGATGCGTAGTAAGGGTCAAATACTAAATCTTCTTTGGTCAAACTCATTTTTACCTCCATGTAAATGCGTCGTAATACTATCGCCGTAGGTAAGTACCTACAATACAAAAAAGCCCCGAAGGATCGACGGGGCTGTCGTAAATTCGACTAATCTGTGTAGCACATGACTAAGCTATGGCGAGGGTTGTTGCGCGTTGAATTTCCTGCTGGGCGACCCTGTTAACTTCCAGTAAAGCCAACTCCAGATCTGACTCCGGCCAGATAACTTGTTTAGCCACCCATCCTTTCCCACTATGGCGCCGGACGTTCATTACGATGCGCTTGCGAGAAGTTTCGCCGAAGACGACAACGGTCTCTTTGAAAAGTCGGATGGCTGTGCCGTTGGCCACAATGTCCAGTAAAGTGATCGATCCGAGTACTGCAGGTTTGTCTTTGCGAGGCTGGAGTTTATCCAGTTTCAAAATCATCTCGGTATTCATTACACACTCCGTAAACAACTTGTTTTCTTGTTGGTGTAAATAATACCAGTATGAAAACGGCCACCAAGCGAAGCGTTCCGGCATTCAGCTGGCCGCAGGCCCCAATCACTCAAAAGCCACCTGCTGGTGGCCATCGTTAATCTTCGTCAGGGAACTCCTCTTTCACTGCGGCCACCAACTCCCGCTTCTCTTCATCAGTCAGCAGGTGCCAAACATCCTTCCCTTTGGGTGACTCTCCCTTAGCTGGTACAAACGACCATAATTTACGGGTCAGTGCTGGCCCTACGCCATCAAGACATTCGGCCAGCGAGTCCACGCTCCATACTTCCACAATCACAGGCATATCCATTGTCTCTCTCCTTTATCTGGACTCTGACGTGGTGCAGTTCCACGCGACGGACATTGCGTTGCCCTCGATATGAAAATCAAACGTGCCCTCGCCATACCCTTCGCCAATCAGCGTACCAATGCGCCCAGCGACATCCGCAGAGCGGATAACGTCATCCAGAGAGATCTGGAGTTCGTCAGTACATGTCTCTTCTCCGCAAAGGGTGATGCTGATGTTCAAATGCTTGTACATGTTTTTCCCCATTGTCTAAACACGTTGTTTTCTTGTTGGTGTTATTATCGCAATAAGACATAGGCTAAAAAGCATTTTGTATCGGGGAGAACTGGAAAAGTAGTGAGTATCCGGGAGCGTATCGGGAGCGCTTTTTACATTATTCTTCTCAACGCGCACCGCAGGGCTGGTGAGCAGTATTTTCCTCTTCCCTAAAACCTACTGAAACAGCTTGTGACCCTCGAACGCTCTGGCAGAATACGTATCAGCAGCTGCGCGCAGCGGGAAGAAAGCCACCCGCGCACCAAACGGTGTACCGCCAGAGAATCAGCCGTCCCCGCGGCATTTTGTCTCTATACCGACACGCCCCCTTTCCATGACGGGAACCCAGCCGTTTCCCGAAAAACCTCCAGCCGTTTCCACTCAGGCAGCCAGCCTTTCCCCTGCGGGGACGCTCCCGATTGATTTTCGCGGTAGCCCTTTCACTCGTTCGACCGCAGGGATGTTACGGGGGATAAAATCAGGACTTGAATAAATACGGGAAAGGGAGCGATCCCCCTCCATCCTCTCTCTCTTATACCTGTGTTCTTTCCTGACTCGAATAACCTCTCTTATGGGGGACTAGTATCTCTCTTAATTAGCGCTCTATACGGTGACCATTCGTATGGGAGAAAAGGCGACTTTCTTCTCTCTGCCGGTAAGTGGTTTTGCAGATGTTGTAGAGGTGGTTGTCTTGTGGTTTTCCTCTGGTCTGTATTCTTCGTTTTGGGGATAGTTCTTCTCTGTGTATGGAGTAATGGCGTGTGCGCTTTTCCTTTCGTTCACCTTGAGAGTTGGAAGTGTGGGTGATGTGATTTCTGGTCTGTTGTCGTTCTCCGCATGTGAAGTAATGGCGTTCCCTGCTTGTCAGGAATTTGCGTTATCTTTCGAGGTAAGGGTGGGTAAACGAGATGGCACCGGGGACTGTTCTGGCCTCGTATTGTCTGGAGTTTCTTCCCGGGTATTCTCTTCCGTGTATTGGGGGAATGGCGTTCAGAGAAATTGCCTTTCTCTTGTCGCTTTTTGGTAGTGCTCGAGGTTTGCTTCATGGGGTCGGTAGCCTAGGGCAATGAGGTTGGTCTTTTCGGTAGCCTGGCAGGAAGAGGTGGGTATTGCCTGGGTGTGGGTAATGGCAGTTCCTTTTCTTCGTTATCTTGTTTTGTTGTTTTCTTATTGCCTAAAACAATTTGTTTATATGCTCATTAAACGCAACGAGAGCCATTCTGAGCGTGTCTATTTTGTGGTGGTATCAGGAGTCGTTTTTGGTGTTTTCGTCGCAGGGTGTTGGTCTCTGGTACGCTGCTTAACGGATATAAGAAGTGGCATGGCAAAACGTCAACTTTTGAGACCAAATCAGGGTAAAGCGTTGACTTTTCATTGATGTGTTATTTATTTGTTTTCTTGTGGGTGTAATGTGCGTAAAAGCCTTACCGCGCCTGGAGTGTATGAGGTTGGAGGGAAGGGAAGAAGGGCTATCAACGAGTTCTTATAGAAATCCTCAATTAGTGACCACCAATGTCAACGCGTTAATTAGTCTGTCGCCTGGGAGTCTGTACGCGTAGCCACGCTTCATCCCCAGGGCAAGATCATGAACGTTTTTTAACCGAGCACAGTACATTTTGACCTGGGGATCAGGTTGTGATCTGATACTTCCTTTTCTGGGAGTACATCAATGCAACTGGATGCCTTTGCTGAAATTTTTGCTGATCTTCAGGACCCGCGTCAGTCGGCAAAAATTGCTTACCCCTTGTTCGACATCGTGTTCCTGACGGTATGCGCCGTCATTGGTGGATGTGAAGGCTGGGAAGATATTGAAGACTTCGGTCAGGCCCATTGCCGCTGGCTCCAGGATAAAGGCTTGTTTCCCAACGGACTTCCTGTGCACGACACCATTGCCAGAGTGATATCCCAGCTGGCGCCAGACGAATTTCAGGCTTGTTTCCTCAAATGGATGAAAGTCGTCCACAAACGCGTCAGTGGTGAATTGATTGCTATTGATGGCAAGGTTCTACGTAGTTCATATAACCGTGAGGATCGGCAATCCACCATCCACATGGTCAGCGCGTTTGCCAGCGCCAATGGCGTGGTGCTGGGACAGGTCAAGACAGACACTAAGTCCAATGAAATCACTGCTATTCCGGAATTACTGGTGTTGCTGGATGTCCGTGGTTGTTTGGTGTCCATTGATGCTATGGGTTGCCAAACCGAGATTGCTGCCAAGATAGTCGATAAGGGAGGCGACTATCTACTGGCAGTCAAAGGCAACCAAGAAACCCTATATCGCGCAGTACGTGAGGCCATGGCGCTGCAGGCCCGAGAAGGTAGCCATCAGGCCAAGATAGAGCGCTCACGGGGGCGAATAGAGATCCGTGAGTACCATGTCATGCCAGTTGGGGCGATAGCCGAGCAGTTCCCGGCCTGGAAAGGTTTATCCAGCTTGGGGGTTGCCATCGGTTATCGGTGCGACAGCAAGGGGCATGAATCGCTAGAGTACCGTTACTACATCAGCTCGGCTGAACTAACCGAAGAGCAATTTGCCAACGGGGTGCGCAGTCATTGGGGCATCGAAAACCAACTGCATTGGGTACTGGATGTCACCATGAAAGAGGACAATTGCCCGATCTACCGGGGGGATGCGGCGGAGATACTGGCCACAGCGCGGCATATGGCACTGAACATGCTCCGAGCGGAGGAAGAAAAGCGAGCCAGCATCCGCCGCAAACAGAAGATAGCCGCCATGAATAGCGACTATCTTGAGCAGGTGATTGTGGCGGGAATTCGAGCGGCGAACAAAAACTGA